TAAAAAGAAAATATTATAATACTTATTGTAAGATAGAGGATACTAATAATAGGTTATAAATTCCCTCGAAAATCTCTAATCGTATAATAAAGTGGTTAGCAAAACAACCCTACTTTCGTGGGGTTTTTTTATACATAAATATATAAACCCCTCATACACTTCTCTAATTGGGTATTGAATATATATTGGAACTTTTTTCATTGTATATACCATAGTTATTCTAGACATGTCCGATGTTTTGAATAAGGAAGAGGTTATACAATTCTAACAAAAAACAAAGGAGAACAACAATATGGAATTTCTAAACAAAATCGGTGATTGGGCAAAATCACTAACAGAAATCGGTATCAGTATCATTGCTCTTGGAGTAGTACTTGAAGTATTATTCAAAGGTGCATCGATTCCTTTTTGGCCTGAAATATCAGTAGTGGATAACATTATGGGTATTATTGGTTCATTAAGTAATGAAGGCTTACTAGGTTTAGTAGGAGCTGGAGTTATATACCACATCATGAAAAAGAAAGCATAATATACGCTTTTTACCAATGTACATTAAAAGAGAACCTCACCTTAAAAAGTGAGGTTTTTTTGTTTATCATATTTATATACAAGATAATATGGTAAAATCATGAGTACAGAATTCGAATTATTTCCAGGTAAAAGCCTTGGTGGGTTATTTAAGGATATCTACGACAACCAACAAACAAAGAAGTTACGAATATCAGAATTGATTGCTGAGATGAGAAAACTTGTCCGTCATTCTCAAGATATGATGGCAATGGGACCGATTATACGAGATTTAATTGATTCATCTGTTCGTAATGATGATGCACTTATTAAAATGGCAGCAATAGCCCAAAGGATTATTGGAAACAATCAAAAATCAGAAGGAGATAGTGGGTTTTTATCAAACGATGAAAAAGAACAATTACTAAAAGAATTAGATCAAACTATTTCAGAAGTTAGTAATGAACATGATATAAAACTTGATGATATTACTAATGAAGTAGAGGAACTAAAACTAAAAGTAGGTAAGAATGAGTAGATTAAGTCAAGCAGGAAATATATCGGGTAGAAGTAACCAAACCAGAAGTGAAGTATTATCTGGTCTCGTCCTAGATATTATTCTCGATGAAAATCATCCTGCCGTAACATCACATGGTATTTCCTCTGAAGTATTCGGACCTAAAAATACTGGAAAAATTGGTTCTGCAAAAATACGTAGAATGGATGATAATACAACTTCATTAGCAGATTTGAAATTCATACGGCCGATGGATGTTGCAAGTATAGAGTTACCATTAATTGGGGAAACTGTTGAATTGGTTAGACTTTCAAGTGGTAAGTATGTTTATAAAAGAATGCCAAGTTCTGATATTAACAGTAACTCAGCAAAAAGTAATCCAAATAGTTTGATTAATCCGGATAAGGAAAAACCACCATCAGGAAAATCTGATGATTATTCAACTACATCTCAAACAGGTACACCAAACTCTTCAGCATCAGGAACAGATGATGATCCTAAAAATGAATATTTTGAAGCTACTCAAATAAATCCATTACAATTTCACGAAGGAGATAAAGTTATACAATCTCGTTTTGGACAATCAATTCGTTTTAGTGGTTATAATAATGTTGATAATGTTTTAGCACCAACCATTATAATAAGAAACAGACAAGGTGATAAATCTTTAGATGAATTAAAAGAACAAGAATTCTTACTTGAAGATATAGTAGATGATGGTTCAACTATTGTAATGGCAAGTGGAGAACATTTATTAGAATTTACTCCTGGTCAGATTGACACTCCAATGGAGACTACTCCAATATATGCAGAAGAACCTGAATTAAAAGGAACTGATCAAGTTCTTATTAATAGTGGTAGAATTATATTATCATCCAAGGATTCTGAAATGTTATTTTACTCTAAAGGAAACTATTCATTTATATCAGATGGTAAACTTACAATAGATAATGGATTAGATGGAGCGGAGATGGATTTCAATGGTGATGTTAGAATTACTACAAATGATAATAACACTTTTATTCTCGGTGGAGCTGGAGAAATCTACTTAAATACAGAGTCCACCGATGAGCCATTAGTACGAGGTGAAACTCTACTTGATTTGATGGAACAATTAATAGATGCTATAAATGCTCAAATATTCTCAACACCAGCAGGACCTACAATGATGGGACCAAACAATCGTGGAGATTTTAATACAATCAAATCCAAATTGAGTACATTCCTATCCACTCTTAATTATACAGAATAACTCATGTCTTTCGCAATATTCAAACAAAGCATGTTAGGTTATATGAAAAATCAAGATGGGATTAAAGCCTTCCCTGAATTTGCAAAAAAGATTACACAAGAATATGATATGTGTATTAGGAGAGGTTTACAGACAATAAACAATATCCCTATACAAACACCAAACATTGCTTTGATGGAAACTTTAGTTACTCTTGCGTGTACAACTGCACTTTCAAAACAAAAAGGAAAGCATGTTTTTGCCGATGATATAGGAAAGGGTGTATTAGGTTATTGGACCGGTGCAACTTTAGTAACAGGAATACCACCAATAATTCCAGCTCCAGGTTCTATGTTAAATATAACAACAACCGCAGCTATAACAACTTCACCTGGAACTTGGACACCAGTTGGACCACTTAGTCCCGTTGATGATAGTGGATTGTTTTTAGATAGATTAATAGCATCCATGATGTCTCATGTACCAACCATACAAGGATTATATATGACAACATCATTATATCCAGGTGCACCACCATTCGTTGCACCAGGTGTATTAACATGGACTGGGTTTACAGTTCCACCAGCAGGACCTAGTGTACCGAAACCAGTAGTTAATCCACCAATTGATTTGAGTATTATAGATACACTCCTTCTTACGGTAGAAGAATTATTAGAAATTATTCCTGATAACAACAACACCGTAGCTGGTGCAGCTGCGGTTGTTGCAGCAACAGGAACCGAAATACTTACAGATGATGGTGAAGAAAAAAACTCAACATTAGCAGCGATTCAAAGACAATCTGCTCCTGATGTATCACCAGATTTATCAGATACTCCTGATGAAATAACTCCTTCAGAAAATGCTGCAGAAGCAATACCTTCACAATGTGGAGTAGGATTAAACTATGAGGCCGAGTTATCACCCAATTTAAAAGTTCGTTCTTTATCATTGGATGTTACGTTCCCACATAAGATAAAAGCAGCACATGGTCTTACTGTTGATGATATTGTGTGTAACTTAAAACACGTAGCGGTAAATATAGTAGAGCCAATACTAGCAAAATATCCAAATGTAGTAATCAATTCAGCTTTCCGAGGAACACCAAGTTTAGTAGGTAGGGTCTCTCAGCATGAGATTGGTGAAGCAATAGATATTCAATTCACAGGACTTGGGCCAAGAGATTATTTACCAATCTCTAAATGGATTGTGGAAACACTCCCATTTGACCAATTTATATTTGAACATGGTAATAGTATATGGTTACATATCACTTGTAAACGTACTGGAACTAATCGTAAAAAGAAAATGACTATGATAAATAAAAAATACGAGATGGGAATCAAATGTTACTATTAGTGTGAATACGAACCATAAAATCAACAAAGATATATTTATAGTAAGATAACAAGAATTAGAAATGAATAACAAACAATTAATTAAAGTAATAAAGGCACTCGTTGAAGTAGAGGTTGCTAAAAAGCAAGAGCTATTTTTGTCTAAAACATTTCCTAAAATCTTAGAAGCGGAAGTTAGTAAAAGATTATTGGAAGTTACAAAGACATCAAAAAAGGTACTAAAGAAAAAAACACAGGATCCATTTGATATGGCTAATGAAATTCTTAGAGAAGAACAATCAGCAACTATTGTACCAATACAAGAAAACACACAAGCACCACAGAGAACATTCTCAAAGAACGCAGTATTAAATCAAGTATTAAATCAAACAACTCCCTTTTCTAAAGCACAGAGAAGTGGCCAAGGTGGTGGGGCATCTGTATTAGATAGTTTACCACAACAAACACAACAACCAATAGTTCAAGAAAATACTCACATACCTTCTTATATGGATGCAGAACCGGATATTGACCAAACAGTTAGTATGGGAACATCTTTAGGAGCAGGTGGAACAGATGCATTAAGAGCTCAAATGGCCCACAAAATGGGATATCAACAAATGGCATCTACTCCAAGTAAAACTGGATTAGGAGTTCAGACTGGATTACCTGGTTTAGATAGAATATTAAATAGAGATAACTCTGAACTTGTTAAAAAGTTTAAGAGATAAAATAAGGAATAAATAAATGGCTTACATTCTTGATAAGAAAATAGTAAAAGATACCGAAGAGTTTTCTAACTCCGCGTATGGAATTACTTTGCCAGTACAAAGAGGAAATGGTGGTTACTTTGACCAGGCATTTTCTTCATTTGAACAAGCAAAAAGTAATTTAAAAAATTTACTATTAACTAATAAGGGTGAACGAATTCTACAACCAGATTTTGGTACAGGATTACAAGAGCTATTATTTGAACAAATAACAGATGATTTAGAAATACAACTTGAATCACTAATAACGGATAGTGTTAACTTCTGGTTACCATATATTGATATTGATGAAATTGTAGTAGATATGACGGATGAAATGAAAGATAAAAATACTGCTGGAATTCATTTAAAGTTTTCAGTAGGTGGTCAATTTGAATCACAAGAATTAACATTTACGGTAAGAGGATAAAAAAATGGCATTAAATAGTTCAACAAAAAAATCGAATCAAGGTAGGGACATAAAGTACCTTAATAAAGATTTCTCTGGATTTAGAGAAAATCTAATCCAGTACGCAAAAACATATTTCCCTCAAACTTATTCTGATTTCAACGAAGCCTCTCCTGGAATGATGTTCATTGAAATGGCATCTTATCTTGGTGATGTTCTTTCATATTACACAGATGATACATTAAAAGAATCATTAATGTTATATTCTGAAGATAAACAGAATGTAGTTGCATTGGCAGAATATCTTGGATATAAGCCAAAAGTAACTTCACCATCAATTGTAAGATTGGCAGTATATCAAACCGTACCATCAATTGGAACTGGAGATGAAGTAAGAGCAGATTTGGATTATTGTTTGAGAATCAAAGAAGGAATGGTAGTAGTATCATCAAATTCAGGAACACGATTTAGAAGTACAGAACTACTTGATTTTTCGGTAGAAGATGACAGAGAAATTTCAATTTACGAAAGTAACGAAGGAACACCAACAACATATTTATTAAAAAAATATGTAAATGCAATGTCTGCTGAACTAAAAACAATTAATTATACTTTTGGTAATTCTCCTGAACAATTTTCTAAAATACAATTAGGAGATAATAATGTAATTGATATTTATGATGTTAGAGATTCTAATGGAAATAAGTGGTATCAAGTTCCTTACTTAGCACAAGAAATGGTTTACGTTGATTATGCAAACTCAGAACAAACAGATAAAGATTTGGCTCAATTCAAAGAATCTGTACCAAATGTTCTTAAAGTTTTAAAAACATCAAGGAGATTTACAACTAAAATAAATGATGATAATACAACATCACTTGTATTCGGTGCAGGTAATTCTTCAAAAGGAGATGAAACTCTAATACCTAGCTTTAAAAATGTAGGATTGGGATTAAACTCTTCTATTGATAAAATGGGTGCATCATTTGATCCTTCAAACTTTCTAAAAACAAAATCATATGGTCAAGCTCCAACAGGAGAATTTACTATATCTTATTTAGTTGGTGGTGGAGTAAAATCAAATGTAGGTGTAGGTGAATTAAATAATCTTGAAACAATTTCATTTGATGATGATATTTCATCTTTCCAAGAAGCAGAAAAGGCTCTTTATAGAGTATCCAAAAATTCTGTTGCTGTTGATAATGAAGAAACAGGAACTGGTGGTAAGGGTGCAGATACGATTGAAGAAATTAGAGAAAATGCATTAGCAAACTTTGGTTCACAAAATAGAGCAGTAACTCGTAAAGATTATCAAGTAAGAGCATTATCATTACCAGCAAAATATGGTGGTATCGCTAAAGCTTATTGTGCACCAGATGGTGAGTTGGATAATAATTCTCCAGCTTCTATATTAGCCAATCAAACTTCACTTAATGAGTTTACAGGATTAGTTCAAAAATTAGGTGATACTAAACGAACAGAACAAGAAATAAAAGATGAAGTAACACGATTTTTAGGTGGTAAGAAATCAAATACATCTGAAAAGAATAATCCATTTGCAATTAATTTATACATACTTGGATACAATTCAGAAAAAACGTTATCTACTTTAAATCAAGCAGTTAAAGAAAACTTAAAAACATATATTAGCGAATACAGAATGTTAACGGATGGTGTTAATTTAATAGATGGATTTGTTATAAACATTGGATGTGATTTTGAAATCCGAGTTTATGGTGGATATAACAAAAGAGAGGTGTTGGTTAAAGTTCAACAAGAATTAGCAAAATACTTTAATATAGATAATTGGACGTTTAACATGGCAATCAATATATCGGAAATAGAATTATTAATCGCAGGTATCGAGGGAGTTCAGTCTGTACCAAAATGTGAAATTATTAACAAGTGTTTAGGAAACTACTCAGAACACTCATATAATATATCAGATGCAACTAAAGGTAAAATGGTTTATCCATCTTTAGATCCATCTATATTTGAAGTGAAGTATCCAAACAAAGATTTAAAAGGGAGGGTTATATAATGTATTATTTCGTAACAGCATCAAAAGATTCAACAATTTATTTACAACAACCTACCCAAAATACAGGTAGGGATGAGGTATTGGAAATAACTAAAACGTATTATGGTAACTTAAAGGATATTTCTCGTTCTTTAATTCAATTTAATACAAATGAAATATCTGCTTCAAATGCAAGTGGAGATATTTCTGTACATTCTGCTGAACTTATTATTAGAGAATGTGAATCAATTGAATCCCCAACAGATTATACACTTCATGCTCATCCTGTTTCCCAATCATGGGATGTTGGAATTGGAACTCGATTTGATGTGATATCAATTGAGGGATGTAGTTGGAATAAAAGAACAACTTTATCAAATTGGTTAATCGGTTCGGCTTCATTAGAAAGTTCAGGTTCACACAATGGTAAAGGAGGAATGTGGTTAACTGGTTCATCGGCATCACAGACATTTTCTTATTCATCATCTGATATATCAATGAATGTATTAAATACAGTTCAAGATTGGGTATCTGGTTCAATTCCAAATAATGGATTAATATTGAAACATGATTCTGAGAAAGAGAATGATACTACTGATTATGGACAATTGAAGTTCTTTTCAAAAGAAACAAATACAATTTACCAACCTAAAATAAGAATTGGTTGGGATGATTCAACTTATACAACAGGTTCTCTTACAGAACTTGCATCGGATGATATTCATGTAACGTTTAAAAGATTAAAAACTTCGTATAAGAGGGGAAGTAAACCTACAATTAGAGTTTTCGCAAGAGAAAAATATCCTCTTAAAACTTACACCAACACATATTCTTATAGAGATGTTAAATATTTACCTACAACTACATACTATCAAATTAAAGATGTAGTAACTGGTGAAGTGGTAATTCCATTCGATGATGACTATACTAAAATTAGTTGTGATGCAAACGGACACTTCTTTAAATTAAATTTAACAAATTGGGAAATCAATAGAGATTACTATATTGAAACAAAAATAAATAGAAATGGTGTAGTTGAATACTTTGAAGACAAGGATTTAACATTCACCGTAGAATTATAACATGGCAGCTAAACCTGAAGATTTTAAAGTAGGAGAACTTTTCAAAAAGTCTCCTGATAAACCTAAGCAAGACTTAATGAAGGGTGGATTGCCTCCGCGCCGAGATGAGATTAGAACAGAGCAACTTGCTAAGAAAGGTTCTAAAGGAATACAAAGGGATAAAAAAACAGGTGGTATTCTTGTACGTAAAAAAAATAACAAACAAGTTAGACCGTTTAGAGATGTCCCACCACCAATAAAGTGGAATGATAGACCAATCAAGGGAAAGCAAATTTCCCCAAGATATAAATCAGATTGGGTTGATGATGGAGAAACGTTAGAATACGATGATAATCAAACTAAGTTTAGTGGAGAAACTTCTGGTTATATAGAAAAGCCAAAATATAATGAAGAAGAACTAAAAAAATCCTTAGATGTAAAAGTCGATGAGTTAATAAAAAAGAAGAAGCCTGAAAAAGGACCTTTTGTTAAACAAAAAATATATAATGATCTTTTAGCTAAGTACGAAGCATTGGTAAAAGTTTCAGAAGATTTTAGACAGAAATGGAATACTGCTCTTTCTGAAATAGAAAGTTTAAAAAGTAGAATTGCAGAATTGGAAGTTCAATTGGATTTGGCAAAATTACAAGAAGCTTCTGCTCAAAATGAAACACAAGTTGCGAATAACAGATTTACTACATTATTATCTGATTTTCAAAACGCAGTTATAGCAGGTAGTAAGGAGGGAGTAGAGAGGGTTTCTCTAAATGCACAAGTCCGAGGATTACAGGCACAAAAGAAAACATTACAACAACTTTTAGAAGTTCAGAAAGCAATTACTAACCAACTTACAAGTCAAGTATCGGGAGTTGCCGCAGAAACAGCAGCTGCAGCAAGTGGTTTAACACCATTTACAGGTAATGAAGCATATTGGGGAGTTATAAAAGATAAACCAGCTGATTGGACTGGGTTTGATGCTTCATGGACAACTTCTAGGAAAAATCCACAAAGTGGAAAGGGTGGTTTTATAAAAATACAAAATCTTAGAGATGATGGTAAAAAAATAACTAAAGTTAAACTAACAGTTACCGATGCTGGTGGAATAGGTCCTATAATGGGATTTGGTTCTGATTCATCATTGAAACCATCCGCTAATGCTAACATTGAACAGGGTGCAACTCAAGAAATACCATTTTTCTTTAGAAAATCAATCGGAGGTAAGAACAATCCAAAACCAAAGCGTTGGGGAAACAAAGCCAGAGATTATACCGGTAAATTTAAAATAGAAGTTGAGTTTGAAGATGGTACTGGTAACTTAAAACAAGAAGGACTTACTTGGAAGATTAGAAAAAATAAAGGATAAGAAATGGCTATAAAAGGATTTAAAGACATAATCGATAGAAAAGGGTACAAGGTTGACTCTGAGGATAGAAAGGTATTTGAAAAAGAAATATCTAAATCTAACTTTGGGTTGGGTTGTTCTGATATGATCGAATTTATTTTATTTGATTCAAGTGAAAACCAACTACCACAAGGGGATGATGGTAAATTGGTACGATACATTTATATTGATGATGTTAATATATCTGAATATTTTATAATATCAGATAATTCCCAAACAAAAAAGAAAAACGGAACAACCGAATTTATAGTAGATATTGAAAAATTAATTAGAGAAGCTGGGTATTCAAACGGAATATTTAAAACACAAGTAACTCTTTTAAACAGAAGAGTGGGTGTTGATTCAATTGAAGGTGATAATTTATGGATACATGAAATTTCACCATCAAGAACAGAAATTAGAGTTTTACCAAATAGAGCTAAAAAGAAAAATAAAGATTTAGAAAAACGATTGGATGTATTTCTTGAAAACGAAACGTTTAGAGATGATGTGATTTATTATGTAAATGTTTTTATAGAGGGATTGAAATTGGAAGAAATTCTTCAAAACTTTTTATTTTCCAAAGGTAAGGAAAAAGATGGAGTTGATTATATTAATTTAATTAAAAAAGAATTCAATATAGAAAGCTTTGAAGTTTTATTACATAGAATCAAAACAAAGTTTATTGAATCTATGAACTATTACGCATCAAATAAAAATTGGAGTATTAATGATATAAATTATGGTAACCCAAATGGAGATAAAACAGATTGTATTGATTTATCAATAGCACAACTATTACAAGATGCACAATCATCTTTGATTAATTGTATTGATTTCTATTTACCAAAACGAGATATACAGAAAGATAATATATTATCTAAAGAAGAGCAAATTACACTTGATAAGGTTAGTCAAATTTTAAAATCAACCACATCTAATTCAATATACACTTCTACTGTTCCAGATAAGGTAAATGCACGAGTACGAGGTTGTACAGATCCAAAAGCTGAAAATTATAATTCATTGGCTCAAGATAACGACGGTAGTTGTACATATAAGGAAGTGATTGTTGAGGAAGAAGAAATCGAAGGATGTACTGATTCAAGTGCACTTAATTTCAATCCAAACGCTACTTCTGATAATGGAAGTTGTAAATATGAGGGTGTAATTGAAAGTGTATCTAAAAAGTATTATATTTGGTCTTCAACTGCAAATATTAAATGGAAATTAAACGGACAAATCCAAACACCTGTTAACGGAAAGATGTATGATTCGTTTAATATCAAACATGATGTTGGTTCGATTAAATGGACAAATGATGTTAGGGAAGTACCCAAGCCTGATAAAATAGCATCTACTCGTATGTATATTGTTAAAAATAGTAACAACCTTCCATTACTTACAAAACCATATCCTGAGTATAACGATATTGCAAATTATTATGGACAAAATCAATTAGGAACAGATAGCTATAATAATAATTATGGAGCAGGTAAAACTGTACCCAACCCATGGTATGATACAACAAGGGAAAGCTTTCCCTTATCGGTAACTTATAAAGATGCAGTTGGTAATACTAAAACATCAAGTAATTTACTTCCAGGTGATACAACAACAATTTGTGCACAAAGAGGTTCGATATCAAAAGGACCTGGTATTGTATGTATTGAGTTAGGACCTTGTGTTACAATACCAAAAAGGCCGATACCACCGGTTGTTGTTATTAAACCAATACCACCACCACCAAAACCGAAACCACCGGTTGTTGGTAAACCAACACCACCACCACCGGTATCAATACCGATTGTATCAGTTGGATCAACAACCGGAGGAGGACAAACATCAGGTCAAATGGATGATATGATAGAAGACAATACATCATTTACCGGTCAAGGTGGAAGTTACCTTGGTGGAGGAGATATAGTGATACGAAAAAATAGACCTCCACGAGAGAGATAGTAATATTAAATAAGGATATTTATATACATGGCAGTTAGAGCAAATTTTTATGACCAAATAGAAGGTGGCGGTAGTGGTGAAGATGGAAACTATGGTGACTCATATGAACTTGTCAGAAATACTGGCGGAGGAGGGGGAGGCGGAACTGGTGGTTCTACAAAAACGACTGTGTCAGTTATTAGTGGTTGTATGGATAGATCAGCTACAAACTATAATCCAAATGCAACTGTTAGTAATGGAAGTTGTACATATATAAAAAAAGAAACAAAGATATTATCGGAAAGTAGAAATTTATCAGTTAATATTACATCAAACAAAGGTGGTAGTATTCTTATAAATGGTAAGGATACTTTAAAAACTCCTGCTAAGATATTCAATTATACTGGAAAGGAATTATTAACACCTAAATATTTTAAGATAATAAAAAGTGGATTTACTTCTAATGATGAATATAAATTATATTCCACTAAGAAGAAATTCACTAAAACAATAAAACCATTAATTGAACAATTTGATGATGATTTTATAGAACCAGACAATAGAATTCCTATCAGAAATGATAGTGATACTTACCGAGGTTTTGGTGAAGATTCAATGGGAATTAACTTTAATTCCAACGATTCGTTTAATACAGGACAGGGTGTTGACTCATACTACTTGGGGTATTCAAGGGGAGTTGAGCCTAATGTAAAAAGACAACAACCCATTGTTGGTTTTGTTGAGTATGATTATTATGAATTTAGATTAGAGAAAAACGGAGTATCAATCCCCGTATTAGATCAAATAAATAAAATAACAGATACTATAACTAAAACCCAACAACTTACTTTAGCGTTTGATTTAAATGATGTTATTATTGATGATGATGAACCCGTTAGTGGAACTGAAATAAAAGTTAATATAGAAGGTTATGTATCTGCTAATGATATCATACAATATCAAACTTCATGGGGTGAGAGTGGATTTGTTATTGATGAAAGTGATATTAACTTAAAATATACACCAAATAATAATAAAGGAAACTCTTTTATAAAATTTATAAGTGTAGGTATTAGTGATTTTACCCACACCACTACATTTACACATAATACACCAGATAATCGAAGTAATAAAACTACTAAAACAAAGGAATTTACTTTACCACTATCTGGAGGACAATACAATATAGTAGTTAATGCCATTAAGGTTGCAGTTGAAGAAGCCCCAGATGCACCAAGTATAAAGGCAGACATTACTCGTGTTAAACTTAACATATCAGATTCAAATTCTATAAAAATACCATATAGAAGTGTTAATGCCGATAAGGTAATTTACACTCTTGGTAATACACAAAGACAAATTGATACAAATGGTAGTTTAATATTAAAAACATCGGATTTCTATAATGGAGTAGGTAACTACACCGTTCATTTACAGGCAATATCTGATAGGGGTGGTAGTAGTACCTTAGAAAAAATAACAGTAACAGTTGAAAGTAAAGCCTATTTACCTGGTCCTGATATTACTACTATAAATTATCCACAAAACATTGTAGGAGCTGATTTTAAAGGAACAAACGTTCCATTTGAAATTTCATGGCAATCTATTAATACCAACTTTATTAACATATATGCTGGAAAGAAAACTTCTGTTTCATCATTAGGACAATTTCCTGCAATTGGAGTTGCATCTTTTAATGTTGGTGATATTTTAAATAAATTAAATCTTGCAAAAATACGTCCATTAGAAGTTAATGGTATATTGCAGTTTAATTTATTATTAATTCCTACCAATACCGAGGGAGATTCAAAAACAGATGGTAAGGAAGAACGTATAAGTATTTCATTTGATGTAGGTGATTTAAATCTAAGAAGAGCGGATGTAATTTCTGATTTAAGAAATGCATTTGCTAAAGGATTTAATACAGATGTTTTTACAGATTCCATTTCTCCATTCTTAACTCATTATTTACATTTAGGGGATGGTAATAATAAATTAGTAGCTACATGGGGTATTGATACGGAAACATTATCAACGTATCAGTATAACAACCAAACCAATCAACAAGTAAAAATAAACGAAGAAAAAACATTAGTATTAAAACTATATGAACCACTTCCTAAAAATGTAAATACTAACGATACTATTTGGTTATCAAAATTACAGGCAATCCCTATAATAGATCAAATAACTATTGTTGATGATATATCTACACATTGTACACCACTTACTCCTAATTTCGCATTAGAAACAAACGATGTAATTGGTTATCAAATTTTAGATGATTTAATTGCAAGTGGATCAACTACTTCAAATGAAGTTGTAAATCAATTTATTTCTTCATCAGAATATTCTTTAGATAATTTAAATATTAACTTTGTAACATCATCTCTTACTTTAGTAGAAAATGGTACTGGTAATTATTTTGAAGAAAGTAGTACTTCAGAAATCGATTGGGGTTCATTTGTAAAATACTCTTCCGCGGAAGAACGAGTTGAGAACTTTTATTATAAAGTTAAGTTAATACAATCATATGAAAACAGATACAATGGATTAGTATCTGGTAGTTCAATTGATTTAGGAAGTGGAGTATCGAGTACTATTACTGGTTCTGCTACAAGTTCTGTTGCTATTAAAAATGAAGCTAAACGAACTCTTGATAAAATAAATGATTCTAAAAAAGGATTTGATGCATTTGAAAAGTTCTTATATACAAGTTCATCAGTAAGTGGATTGACATATCCTGGAGCTGGTGGAAGTGCATTATCTGAATCGAATGATTCATCCGTAACCAGTTGGTATAATAGTATAAAAACAACTTCAAGAATACATGATGGAGATAATTCATCAAGATTAGTTAATAATTTACCAGCTCATATACAAAATGATGAAGAAGGTCAATCATTTACTTTATTCTTTGATATGATTGGTCAACACTTTGATATATTGTGGGCACATATTAATGGTATCAAACAAACTAAAAAATTAGAACATAAATTCGAAAACGGAATTAATGATAAATTGATTTATCATATGTTAGAATCTCTTGGTTGGGATGCTGATATGGGTGTACAATCACAATTCTTGTGGGAGTATGCATTTGGTAAAAATTCAGATGGTAGTATTGCCTCTGAGATGAGTGGTAAAGATAGACAGAATGAAGTTTGGAGAAGATTACTTAATAACTTACCATATTTACATAAACACAAAGGTACACGAAGGGCGTTATCAGCAGCACTAAGTTGTTATGGTATTCCACAATCATTATTAACTATAATGGAGTTTGGTGGACCACAACCTGGAAATAGAACTACACAATTCACATACGAGGATAGAACATCTGCAATTAATATTAGTGGAAGTGATTCTATAATAGTACCATGGAAATCTCATAATGAAAAGTATCCTGATTCAGTAGAATTTAGATTAAATACAGATCAGAAAAAAGACCAAAGATTAATAAGTACGGCTGGATGGAGTTTGGATGTAGATTATCCTGAATCTGGTTCACTTGCTAAATTAACATTAAACATATTAAGTGGTAGTACTTATATATCCTCTTCAACTGAACAAGTTGCGTTCTTTAATGATGAATATACACAAATTGCCATTAACAGAATAACGGGAAGTGGTGAAGATACCATTGATGTTTATTTAAAAGAAGGATTGCAAGGAAGAATTAGAAATAGTACATCAAGTACTATGAAAGTTCCAAGTAGTAATAATGGATGGGAAACTGGACATGAATTAACAATTGGTGGTTCTACGTTAACTGGTTCTATTGATGAATTTAGATTATGGTCTGCTCCTTTGAGTGAATCTGTTATTTCTAATCATACATTATTACCAGAAGCTATTAATGGAAATCACATCAAATCATCTACTGAAGATTTAATATTCAGATTAGATTTTGAATATCCAAAAGATAGAAGTTCGGTAGGAGATACATCTATTAAGAATGTTTCAATAGATACAACATATAGTTCATTTGCAACTGCATCTAATTTTACTTCAATAACACAATATCCTCATCAATATGTTTCATATGATAGAGATGTAACGGCAGAAGTACCATCAAGTGGATTTAGTAGTGGAAATAAAGTTAGATTTGAAACTCAAACTAAAATATTAGATTTATCATATAAAAGTAGGGCTACTAAAAAATCATTTGACCAAGCTCCACTTGATTCGGATAAATTGGGATTATTTTTCTCTCCTATAAAAGAGATTAATATGGATATTATGAAATCATTAGGTGGTTTTGAAATAGACGATTATATTGGTGACCCATCTGATGATTATAACACAGAATATTCAGAATTAAATAAATTAAGAAAATATTATTTTGAAAGATATCAATTAAACTTATCAGAATATATACAATTAGTTAGATATATAGATAAATCATTATTTGATGTATTAGAATCACTAGTACCAGCAAGAGCAAAGGTGGCAAGTGGAATATTAATCGAACCACATATACTTGAAAGAAGTAAAGTGGATAGAAAACCTACTGGTGCATCATTACATAATCATACATCTACAATCGATGTAAATGATATTAATGTAAAATCTACAAATGAAGGAATATCAGGTACATTAATTACATCAGATATTACGGTTCTAAGTGGTGGTAAAAATAATTTTGAAGGAACAGTATCAGAGTCAATAGCACCATCATTAGGAGGTACTAAAGATTCATATACGAGTACAATAGTAGCAAGTAGTGATATAAGCCAATATGGATTTATAACTGTAAATAGTGGTTCGGATATGGGTGGAATTTCAATTACTGTTAATGCACAATTTGAAACTTCTCAATCTGGAGAATTTGATTCAACTGTATTCAATCAAATTGGTATGGATGTAGATTCACTAACAGTTGCTGGATTTCCAATATATGCACAAAACGGACATACGATAATAACAAGATTAGATAAAGATAATAATTTTGTAAAAGAAAGAAAAAGAGTAGATGTTATAACAGAGAGTTATAACGTTGATATTCCACAAAACATAGATCCAAATGATGAATCTAAAGGTAGAGAGTTCGTAACACAAACATTATATCGTAAAAAACTAAACTTTAGAGAATTTTCACAAAGTGGATCTCTTGTTGTTGGTAATACGATAAGTGCAGTTCCATTGGATGGGTATGTACCATATCATTACAGAAATGTGGCAGATTTAACAACAGGACTGGAAAATTCTTTCTTTAATGGTTCAAAACAAACATCATTAACTACTTTAGATGGTGGTTCGCCTGTTCAAACGTTCACAACGAATCCAAATACATTAAGAGTAAATCCTGGTGGAAGAGGAAGTGGTCAACCAATATTGGAAGTAGATTGATAAATAATAATTTATAAATTATAGGATTTTATTAAATCCTTATATTTATATATTGAATAACAAGAGGAAAAATACATTATGGCTTATTTAAATAACGCAGAAATTACAGTCGATGCTATCTTAACCAAAAAAGGTAGAGAGAAGTTGGCAGCAGGTGAAGGACTTAATATCTCCAAATTCGCCTTAGGTGATGACGAGGTAGATTACACATTGTACGAACCAGCACATCCAAAAGGAAGTGCATATTATGATTCGGCAATCAAAGCAATTCCGATAACGGAAGCTTCACCCGATGAAACACAAGTATTAAGATATAAATTGGTAACATTGCCAAAAGGAACAACTAAGATGCCAAAGGTAGAATTTGGTATCCCATCGATAAGTGTAAACCAAAATTCAGGTAAAGTACAACTTTCCCCTACAACTTCACCAAGTGGTAATGGACAGAGTGGTTATACTATGATATTGGCAAACAAGAACGCAGGTTCTATCGTTGGAGAAGGATTATCAGCAGGAGCAGGTTCATCACCAGCATTTTTAGGTGATGAAATAACAGCAACCGCATCTATTGAAACAGGATTAAATTTTGTATTCATTCCTAATCCAAATATAACGGCATCAATAAAAACAACAATAACTGTATATGGTAACGAAACTGGTGGTTCACAATCAATTCCAGTAACAATAAAATATATACAACCAAGCTAACAAACGGAGAATAAAATAAAATGGCAAACATAAGAGGACAAGCAGGAGTGAATTTATCCCAAGAGTTAGCAAACTATTTAGATGCTAACCAGGGAAATCTCTCATCAGACGGATTATTAAAAATCACCAATCAGTATTTATCTGGTGGTGATAAATTAGGTGCAACGGGAGGTTCAATCTCCAATGGTATCTATAAAAGATTTGGTGAATTCGATCAAGTTAATGGAAAAATAGAAGTTGTAACAACTGGTCTATGGAGTGGAGATACTGGAAGTATGACTTCCTTCTACACATCATCTACACAAACAGAAGCAACTAAAAACTACTATGTTAATGTATATGATAAGAATCCTACAAGTGATGTTGGAGCAGCTGTACAATACGCAATTGCATATGGACATAAATACGCAAGTGGTTCTGTTGATTTAACAACATCAGATTCATCTACTTTAGCATCCAAAGCAACATACGCACAATACAAATCAATATTATTAGACCAAGATGATGATAAATTTACATTTTATTCTTCATCAGCAGCTGGGACACATGATTCAGATGATATCTATGTAATCAATGTAGCTCGTGCACGTTACAAAGAAAAAATGGATGCAGGAAACTGGTCATTAGTATTAAGTGGTTCTAATGGAACACATACTTTTATTGATGATAGCGGAAAGAAATTCTCTGATACAGTAGGTAAATCTGGTAGAGTATTTAATGTAGTAAGTGGTTCATTAAACTTAGGAACAGAAGCTGAAGCTTCAGTATCTACAATGGTTGATTCCAATGGTAGAGGTTTTGGTTTATTTTATCCAGACCAAGGTTTGGTAATTCTTAACCCAACTGCAGTTGAGTCATTAGTTGGATCATCAATTGATAGCGGTTCTAATTCAGGAGCTGTTGTTTATAACGGAACTACACGTGAAGGACAAAATCATTTCTTATTACACAACTCTATTAAGGGTGGTATAGATTTTCAAGCAAGAAGAACAGAAAATGTTTCTACTTCACATTACTTTATAAGAGCAACGAACAGAGAATTTAACTTCTCTAACAATCCTACATTTGTAACTGGTTCGGATAATTCATTCGCTGAATCAACATTTGAGAAAGACCCTAAAACGTTTATCACAACAGTTGGATTATTAAATGATGCAAATGAAATCATTGCGGTGGCTAAAACATCACAACCGATTCCTAAATCATACGATAAAGAAGTTCTAATTAAAGTTAAATTAGATTTCTAAAAAACGAATACCCCCTAATCAAATAAAAACCTCACCTATAAAGTGGGGTTTTTTGTTTTAGTATATTTATATAGAGGAGTTAAAACCATATGTTAAAGACACTACAAAAATCGAGCGTATCCAGCAGAGCATTTCAAGTTAATAAAACTTGGACTGTTACCAATACAGACTATCCTATAATCTCAGGTTCATTTACAATTGGTGAATCATTTGATAAAGAAACTGCGAATTATCAACAAATTACCGGAAGTGATGGTATTACAATTGAAAAACTATATACCTACCCTTTATTTAAATCGTTAAAATCAAAATACTATACCGATATTGGAAACCCATTTACTTTACATGGTAGAATGGAAACTATTGGTGATTCTTTTGAAAGGATTTTAGGTGCAACAGGATATGTTATCTCAATTCCTCAAAAAAAATATGGAGAAGGTGTAAAACCAACATCTCTTATAATGAGAGATTTAACGAATGATGTAGAGTTTGGTGATGATGGGTATGGAAACATTACATCTACAAATCCAGAATATACTCTTGTATCAATTGATTTAGAAAATGGTACAATGGTACTAAGTGATACCGATGATGGTGAATTTGTAGGAACATTGTGGTCTTCACCTGGTGTTGCTGCATTTGATTTTGAAGTAGGAATAGCTAAATTAACTTTTGCTGGTGATACGGATACTATCAATATAATGAGGGTAGATTTAGAACGAGGAACTATTCAAACATTAATTGCACTCGATTTTGGAGGATTGGATATTGACCAATTAAGATTTGGTAATATAATGTATTCAGAGGGACAGGTCGTATTTAATGATAGTATTACTCCATTTACTGATTATTCAATGAATTTTAAATCAACTAAAACTATTAATGAATTAGAAGTTTTAGTAACAGCAAAAGCAGGAGAGTTTAATTACTCACAAAGTCCTTCAGCAGTTAATGTAGATTTAAGTGGTTCTTATGATACTCCAATAACAGAAGTATTCAATTCAATTCCAGCTGGAACTAAAAAAATAAAAGTAGTAAATGATATTACTCAAAATAAATTTTATAGTGGTTCGTTTAATCAATCAATAAGTGGTTCATGGGATGATTATGATAATAAGTCTTCTACTGACCCTACTGGTTCATATTTAGCTCCTTATATAACAACTATTGGGTTATATGATAAAGATGGTGATATGATTGCAATAGCAAAATTACCACAACCAATAAAGAATTTACCAGATTACGATATGAACTTTATTGTTAGATTAGATACATAAAAATTCGGTTTAATTTAGTTTTCTATATTTATATGTGAAGGTTTAATTAAAACTAAAATTAAAAAGGAAAAATATTATGGCATTATATCAATTATTAGCTAAAGACAAATCAATAGTAACAGATAACTTGGAACTAACATTAGAACAAGTTCAATCATATGCTGAAGATAATGATTTAGAAGGTGTATTTCAATATGATACTTATGAAGATGGGACTGATATTTACGATGCACTCGGAGATGATGACTTATGTTTAAAAATAGTATCTGAATAAAAATAATTATGGCATCAATCGAAGACATATACAAAGGTTCGGAGTTTTCAAAGTTAAATGGAAGTAGCAAGGATAAAACTCCTACATCTGCAGACATGGGAAACAAACTACATAAGGATGACAAAGCTTTAGCAACTGCTAGAGGAGGTACATTAAACCAGAAAAAATACTCTGATTCGGTTACACGATAAAACAATAATTTGAGTTTACTGATAAATAGTTCTGAAAAATGGGCATTTATTCATATACCCAAAACAGGTGGAACATCACTATCTTCCATTATTAGGGGAATAGATGGAACACAACAAATTACAGGACATGATTCTATAAGATGGGTTGATGATGTATCCGATTATTATATTTTTACAATAGTAAGAAATCCGTACACACGAATCGCATCCGCTTACAATCATGAGCTTAGAAAAAAAGCACACAATTATTCATTTGGTGAGTTTTTAAAAAAAGCAAATCCATTTCATCAATGGATTCTCCCCCAAAGTTACTACATTAATGCGGGAAAGACGAAACACAGAAAAATATCATACGTAGCTCATTATGAAAATTATGGGAACGATGTAACACAAATATTAAATAAAATAAATTGTACTTCAACTATTCCGCATCTTAACCGTAATCCAATTTACGATACACATCCAACTTTAAATCAAGAAAATTATTATAAACACTTCTTTACAGAAGAGTGGATGGTCGATTGGGTAAAAGAAAGATATCAAGATGATTTCAAAATATTTAACTATGACATGGACTTACCAAGGTAAAATAATTAACGAACTACATGATATGCCAGAAGGCACACATGGATTTATATACAAAATAACAAATGGATTAACTGGTGAATATTACATCGGTAAAAAACAAGTACAATCTACTCGTAAGAGAAAGTTTGGTAAAAAGGAAACTGCTGCATTAACTGATAAAAGAATGAAGCGATATGAAATGGTTACCAAAGAATCTAATTGGGTAGATTATCGTTCCTCAAACAAAATCGTTAGTGGTTGGTTTGATAAGGATGGAAGACCGTATCTAACGGCTAATGATAGACTTGAATTAAAAATACTTAAATTTTGTGGAAATAAGAAATCTTTAACTTATTATGAGTTACAAGAACAGTTTTCACATAATGTATTAGCTGATGAATTAGCATTAAACGATAACTTATTAGGAAAGTTTTTCAGAAAAGACTTGGATATTACAAATTAATTTCGTATATTTGTTTATAAACCCAAACTAATAGTTTGTTAATTTAAAAATAAATGAACTTTTCTTTGGATATAAAAATAATCAAGAAAAGACTTGGATATATGGATTTAATTTCGTATATTTGTATTATTAAAAGATAAAATATGCTTTCACACCACGAAAGACAAGAGGTTATTAATATATTAAATGATACTTTAGGGATTGGTACATCAATGAAAAACGATGAACAAGCACATCATTGTCCATTTTGTCATCACCATAAGAAAAAATTACAAATTAACTTAACTACACAGCAATGGCATTGTTGGGTATGTGATGCAAAGGGAAAACGAATACAACGATTATTAAAAAGACTCAATGTAAGTTCACATAAGTTAAAGAAGGTATATGAAATTTATGGAGATGATTATATTGTATATTCCGATAACAATGAAGATGAAAAGGTAGAACTGAGATTACCAAGTGAATTTAAATCATTACTAAAGGTGCCTGTTGGGTTTAATCCTACATACAAGAGAGTGGCTGAATACGCAAAACAACGTAATCTTAGTACAGAAGATATCAGAAGATATAACATTGGTTATTGTGATGGAGGACACTATGCAGGTCGTATTATCATTCCTTCTTATGATATGGATAATAGAATTAATTACTTTATTGCACGTTCTGTATTTCCAGATGAACCATTTAAATACAAGAATCCACCTGTTTCTAAGAATGTTATAATGTTTGAAAACCAAATCAATTGGGATGAGCCTATAACTTTAGTAGAGGGTGTATTTGATGCAATGGCAGTTAAACGAAATGCAATTCCTATACTTGGTAAATTTATACCTAAAAAATTAAATGAAAATATATATAAAAAGGGAGTAAAATCCATAAATATATTTTTAGATGAAGATGCCCAAGGACAGGCCTTACATTATACAATGCAATTCCAAAATCAAGGTATTACTACAAAAAATATTATTCCAACAGGTAAAGATGCAGCTGATATGGGATTCACAGAAGTAAATAATAAATTAAAAGAATCCAAACAAACAGGATTTAGTGATATTATATCACAAAAATTAAAAGGATTATGATTTATATAATTACACATCATATAAAAAAAGGAGGTTATGTTGCTTGGTATGATTTAATCAATTTTAAATCTCCAAAAGATGTTACATATTGGGAATCTTCCGATAAAAAGGCAATAGAATCTGCAACATTAAATTCAAAACAACCTCCATATCAAGATGCATTCGAACAACATATTAAAGAAATAAATCCAAAACCAATGGATGTTATTATGTTCGATATTATGTATCTAGAGATGGAAGATCGAATATCAATCGAATTCTATCTTACAACTCTTGGTGAACGATATGGGATAAAACTGGTAGCTGTGGATGATGATAACTTTAAAACCTATGCCGATACTAATAATTATACTTTTTTTTCAAATCGATTTGAGGTAAATAAAAATAATTCTGTTAGAAACAATTTTAATTATTATAGATACCGAGCTTCCAAAGAATCATACTTTGATAGTATACCAGAAATCATCAGACCATTTATGCATAATATTCGAGAGAAGAAAATGAATATGATAATCGGTGTAGATAAAAAAGAACGATTTGAGGTATTTAAATATACTCATAATATTGGATTAGATAAAAGTTCGTATTTGGCATATAGTGCATTTTGTTCAACATATGATGACTCAATATTGAGTGATCCTTTGAAAAAATGGAAAAAGGAAAACATACCTACCATATTGGATACTCCAATTGAACTATCTATGGAGGGGAATGTAAACCCACAAATACCACCATTTCCATATTGTCTGAATAGTTATGTTAGTTGTATTTTAGAAACATCTATTCATGGTAGTACTGAAAGACACATAGGTTCAGACGGAATTGAAACAGTAAATCAACCGGAAATTCATTTAAGTGAAAAGGCTTGGAATCCATTTTTATCACACAATATACCATTGATACTTGGAAATTCTGGAATAAATGCATATCTTATAGACTTAGGATTTTGGATGGCAACTGATTTATTTGAACTATCAACAAAAAACACACCAGAGGGGATTGTACAACAATACAAATCTAATTTGGATATTATAAATAAAATAAGTAAAAATGAATTACGAGAATATTATATGTTAAATCATCGTAACATTGAAAGAAATTACGACATAATAAAATCTCAGAAATTTGTTTATAATGAATTAAATTATAAACAACCAAAACAAATAAGTTTAATTTAATTAAATTAAAATCAAAAAATAAAGGTTTATGATTATAAACAAGGTTTATCATTTGGCAGATTTACATATTAGAAATCTACAAAGGCACAAAGAATACAGATTGGTATTCAAAAAATTCTTAAAACAAGTAGTAGAAGATGATATCCAAGATTCGGTTATTTATCTCGCTGGTGATATTGCTCACGCTAAAACAGAGATGAGTCCAGAGTTACTTCAGGAAATATCTTGGTTCTTTACGGAGTGTGCAAAATTACGTGAAACTATTATTATAACAGGTAATCATGATTGTAACTTAAACAACAATCACAGATTGGATGTATTGACTCCAATAATAGAAAACCTAAAGAATCCACGTTTACATTATTTACGAGATACTGGTGTGTATCCAATTCACAATCTTACCTTTGTAGTATATTCTATATTAGATGATAAAGAGAATTGGCCAAAGGGTAAAGATGTTGAAGGTGAAAATACAATTTGTCTTTTTCATGGACCGGTAAATAAAGCACAAACCGATATTGGATATGTTGTTTCTTCTAATTCCTTCCAAGTGGAAATGTTTGATGGATTCGATATGGCTATGTTAGGAGATATCCACAAAAGACAAACTTTTGGTAAAGGATATGAACACATTGCATATGCAGGTTCTATGGTTCAACAGAATCATGGTGAGATGTTAGAGAATCATGGATATCTACTATGGGATATTCCTACAAGAACATTTACCGAACATCATATTCATAATGATTATGGATTTATAACTGTTGATGTGGTTGATGGAAAAATACCACAATGGGTATATGATGAGGTTAATACCAAACTTCCAAAGAATCCAAGATTACGATTACGATTTACAAATACAGGAGGAGCAGAAATGAAACTCCGTATTACAGAATTAAAGAAAATATTTAAAGTTGCAGAAGTAACAGTTACACGAACTGATACAATGGGTCAACTTAAACAGAATAGTAAACTAAATAAAAACATAGTTGGTAATGTTAAAGAAGAAACATTTCAGAACCAATTAATCAGAGATTATTTAGAAAGAAGATATTTGCTGGGAGATGATGAATTAAATCAGATAACAGATATAAACAAACAAATGAATGGTTTAATAGATGATTCTAAGATAGCAGAGAATATTCTATGGACACCAAAGGATTTTAAGTTTTCTAATATGTTTTCATATGGAGAAGATAATTTAATCAGATTTGATAGAGCTCGTGGTATCGTTGGTATCTTTGCTCCTAACGCCTCTGGTAAATCCTCTCTGTTCGATGCATTATCGTTTTGTATATATGATAAGACTTCTCGTACAAACGTTTCTAAGAACATCTTAAACAACCGTAAGGATAAGTTTTATTGTAAGTTTAACTTCGAGATAGATGGTGTAGATTATTTTATTGAAAGAAGTGCTAGATATGTTAGGAAAGGAACATCTGTTAAAGTGGATGTAAACTTTTGGAAAGAAGATGGTGGAGTTATCCAATCATTAAACGGAGAACAACGAAAAGATACAAATAAAGAGATAGAAAGGTATTTAGGTAAGTTTGAAGATTTTGTTTTAACTACACTTTCTTTACAAGGAAACAATGCATTATTTATTGATAAATCTCAAAGTGAACGAAAAGAAGTTCTATCACAATTTATTGGTGTAGATATTTTTGATAAACTATATCAACAAGCAAGTGATGAAAATAGAGATAATGCTTCATTAATTAGAAAATTCAAACAAGATGATTTCACTCAGAAATTGGCAGATATTGTAGTTGAATTAAAAGAAAAGAAATCAGAATACAAACTTTTAGATATTCAACAAGATTCTGCTAAGACAAAAGAAGAAAAACTTAACAAAGAAATAATCAAATTAAATGAGAAAATTGTTAAGTTAAATGCAGATAGTGGTGTTTCTATTGAAGAATTGGAAAAAAGAAGAAAGATACTTTCTAATAAACAAGATGAGTTAAAAGAATCTAAAAATTCAATTCAAGATAGAATTACACATAGAGAAGAGTTACAAATTACCCTTGATGAAATTCTTGATAAGTTCGATGAAGAGGATTTGGAAGAGGGTATTACTAAATTAAAGGAAAATAAGGTAACCCAACGAACCTTACAATCTGATATTGAAAAGACTAAAATTAAATTAGATTCTTTGTACGAGAGGAAAGAACACTTAGATTCTCACAAGTATGATGAGGAGTGTGATGTTTGTATGGAGAACTCTCAAACAATTAGAGAACAGAAGGCAAAGGTAGATTCCAACATAAAAGATGGTGAATCTTACTTACATGACTTTAACCAACAACACCTTGAAATAACATTATCAATTGATTCTTTAGTTCCATATGAAAAAGAATGGACGAATTTTCAAGAAGCAAAATCTAAAGAAGATAAAATTGATAGAGAAATATCAGGACTTATTAACAAGTTATCAACAACGGAAACCGAAGAATATCGTAATTCTACTCAATTGGCTCAACAAGAGCAACTTATTGAAGAGTATTATAAGAATGAAACTCAAATTAACAAGAATAGAGAAATACGAGATGAGATTGTAGATGTTAGAAGTGATTGGGAAAAAATCAAACAACAGATTAGAAATTCCAATTCAGAAATTCTTTCATTAAATGGTAAAATATCAGCATTACAGAACCAAAAGGAAACAATTGAAGATAGAGTTTCAGAAGTTAAAGAGTTAGAATCTCAATCTAAATTATTTGATTATTATTTAAATGCTCTTGGTAGAGATGGTGTTTCGTATGAACTCATCGAAAAAGCACTTCCAATGATTGAAGGAGAAGTAAACAATATATTAGGTCAAATCGTTGATTTCGGAATGCAATTGGAAATTGATGGTAAAAACATTAATGCCTATTTAGTGTATGGAGACCAGAGATGGAGTTTAGAAATGGCAAGTGGAATGGAAAGATTCATTAGTGGATTGGCAATTCGAGTTGCACTTATAAATGTATGTAACCTTCCTAGACCTAATTTCCTCGTTATAGATGAAGGATTTGGTACTTTAGATAGTGAGAACTTACAATCCCTTTTTATGTTGTTCACATACCTTAAAACTCAATTTGATTTCGTAATGATTATCTCACACATAGATTCTATGAGAGATGTAGTAGATGACTTGATGACAATCAAAAAAGAAAAAGGATTCTCTAACGTAAAATATTAACCCACTTTTAGTATATTTTTTGTATCTACTATCAATTTCAATGTGTGGGTATCTATTAGCCTTTCAACCACCTTGCTTAACTTTTTGTCATTGATTTTACAATAACTCTTTAGCTTAGCATGGTGTTCCTTACTAATTTGAATCATCTTATATTCTTTCATTTCTTTAGTTTTCTCTAGTTTTCTAATATAAATAGAGATAAGAATATTTTTAAGGTATATTTATATAGGAAAGAAATATTCCTATGGCTATAATAAAATCATATTCTCCCTTTTTAAATTTATCTAATTTTCAAGTATTTGAAAATGATGATCAACCTAACTCCGAATATTTTAGAATTTCTGATTTAAGTGAAACACTTACAGGTGGTAAAAATGGATTCTTAATTGAGGGTTCTGAACATTTAAAGGAATCTACTGAAATAAAAATAGAAATTTTAGATGTTGAAGGAAACCCAGTATATTTTGAACCAGGAGATGGTACTCCAGAATATTATGAAGGTAATTCTAAATTAATTGCAATACACGTTTACGATGATACTCCGATTGGTATAGGTAAAATTACCATTCTTGGGGAATTAAAAACTGTTATTGGTGAGAATAATCAAATTGATGATATCCCAACCGAATGGGTTGGTGCTTATAATGTTAAGTGGGAAAAGAACATACAGATAAATAAAAATGTATCAAATGAAGATATTGTTAGATTTTACAAAAAACCCATTGTTAATGTAAGTGAGTTAGTAAAACCAATATTTACAAAAAATATACCAAATGTAACACAAACAGGTAGTTTATCAGGTATCTCACAAAATCCACCAAGTGGAACTGATTTATCTAAATGGAGGGCTGGTGTAAATTATAAATTAAAAATAGAGGATGGTATTAGTAATTGGACATCTTCAGTAGATGATAATACAATTTCAGTTCCATCCTTAAATTACTCTTCAAATGTAATTGAAGTATTGAGTAATAAAGAAGTGATGGTTGATACTCCATTTACTTCAAGTGATGGTTCGGTTAGTGATTTCTTTCCAACTCCATACACAACAACCTTTGAATTCGTAGAAGGACAAACAGTAACAGATTCTGCATTAACTGGTTCTTTCGCTAAAATAAACTTTAATAATCTAAAGACCTTTGTTGGGGATGTTGCCAGAGTTAAGGTATTTAGAAAATCAAGAAACACAATTGGAGATTTTCAATTTGTACAAGAATCTAAATTAGAATCTTCCGAACTATTAAAAGATATAACAACCACTGCTGATACTGAATTATCATATGGTACATTTGATGAAACAAACCTATCAACGTATTGGATAACTTCCTCAGATGATCATCCCGTTACAATTAACACAGATATATTAAACGCATCTGCAAAAACAAATTATGATGAAGCGGCAGGTGGAACTCAAATATTATCTACAAGTGGTAGTTTTGAAATAACAAGTGGTGTTGAATATACAATAAATTTTAAAACTCTACTAAGTGGTTCTAAGGGAACTTCTCAATCAATTAGAGCATATTTTAGTGGTTCTAATTTTGAACAGGAATTTTTAACAATAGATGGCTCTAATACCCCACCATCACGTAAAACTCCATTTGGACGAAATTCATCGAGACGTAAAAAAGATTTATCGAAATATAAAACAAGACAAAATGTATCACAAAATATATTAGCAACAACAACAGCTAAAGATACATACTTAAAATTCGATATCGATGGGGGTGATTGGTACATATCTAACGTATCTCTTAAAAACGCACAAGATACCTCATTCTCACCAGATGAGTTTACATTAATACAAGATATACCAAGAAAACTTGCAATAGAAACATTCGATTTCAAATTTGAGTTTTATGATATAAATAACAATTATATACCTGTTGATGTAACTACAACAAAAGCATTTACAGGTGGTAATGATTTCCCATCAAGTGATAAGTTAATGACATTTGAATCGGATAGAAATGCATTTAGATTTTCAAGTGGTTCAATAGGAAACCCACCATTCCAACAAATACAATTCAAAACACGAACAAACAATTTAACAGGTTCGGTTACATATGCATCTTCTGCATTTGATGTAAATGGAGCATATATAATTCCTGCCTCATATAGTGGAACATATCCTGGAACTCTTACCAATGTAACATCAGCCGGAGCAATTATAAGATTGGCGGATTTTAGTGGTAGTGATGATTCTATAACAGTTGGTTCGATTATTTATACGGCTTCAATAGAAGAACAAGAAGAATTTGAAACGGTGTATAGATTAGAAGATGGTGATAATGCACCACAACTTATTGTAACATCAAATGCAAATCAATTTATATATGAACCAACAACTCTTTCACCAAAACCAAGTGGACAAAGTATAACGGTAAGAGCACAGAGAAAAAACTTATTTTCATTATCAACTCCAATTGAAGTAAATTCAGGAAGTGGAGCTCCACCATTGGTTGGACCTGTAACGGATAATGCAACAGGTATTGATACATACACAATATCAGCTTTAGCATATTCTTCATCATTTGCTGATTCATCATTTCCAGAAACGACTTATTCATTTACTGGTTCTGATCAATTTGAGTTACCATTTTCTGATGAAATAACAATATCACCGGTTATAAACTTTGATGGTATTTCACTTGTTCTTTCAAATGAATCAACTTCATTTCCAGCAAAATCAACAGGAGATGTACCTGGTGGGTTTAATTCAAGTAAAGGGAATGTTCAAATGTTTATTGGTGGAACTCAAATAGAACATGATGATGTAGGAGGAGGGAGAAATAAGAACACATTTGATATTACTTCAATAGTAGAAACAAATGTAACAGCAGTAGATACATCACCAACAACCTCTGAGTATGGAATATCTGCATTTCCAAATCAACATGATAGTGGTTCACTATTATTAAACATAGAATATCTATCAGGTGATAATGTAACTGAACAATCATTCAAAAAAATAGTATCTTATACTAAATCAAAAAAAGGAGTTCCTAATGTAGAGGTAAGTGTAAACTTACAATCACAAGGAATAAATGCAAATTCAGTAGGAAGTGGTTCTGAATCACCTAAAACTATTGAAGTAAGTGCAACAGAAGGTGGAACTAATAGATTTACTTCAATTGGAACTGTGGTATATAGTGGTGGATTGAGTGGAACGGTATCAACAAATACTATTACATTTAGTGATACTGCAGATGATATGTTATCTGATACAGAAACTATTACTATTCCAGTAAACTTTACAGATGGTGAAGGAACTTCTGGTACTAAAAATATTGTTGCAAGTATATCTCGTATTAGAGAAGCAAAACCCATTACAACAATAATAGCAAATCCACAAACTCAAACTGTAAGTACAGAATATGACTTTCTTACGTTTACTTCACCATCAAATATAAGTGTTAGTGTAAACGAAGGTTCTACTGATTTTACACATACAACAGGAACGGTAACTGCTAATAAATTTAAAATTACTGGTGTAACAAATGGAACAAATAATAATAATGGAACAATCACTCCAAATACACCAACAAATGGAACGGCAGTAACTGGAGTTATCACAGTATCTTTAACAAATTCAGAAGGAACTGCACTTACAGGTAAAACAATTAATTTTATAGTTGGAGTTGCTGCAGCGGGTTCACCATCAAAAAAAGTAGGTTTATCATTTACTGATAATTCTATTATGTATGATTCAGATGGAACAAACCCTGTACCATCTTCTGTAACTCTAACTGCAACTTCTCTTAATTTTAGAGATGCACAATTCAAATTTACAGGTGGAGGATCTCATTTTACTGATGAAACATCGTTTACTGATGGAGATAGTGCTAATAGTAAAACTACAACATTTACATCTCCTGCTAATTATATAACTACACCACTTTCATTTAGGGTTGGTGTTTCTGAAGCTACTGATTCTACAACAGAATTATTTGCAGATACAGAAAGTATTATATTTGTGAAACCTGGTGAAGATGTAAAACCAACATTTTTTATTAGACCATTAAGAGGTACTCAAATAAAGAATGCAGGTAGATTTAAATTTATTGACCCACGTCATGGGATTGCAAATACGTTAGAATTACAAGTACAAGGTATTGATGGAACTGGTTCATTTGATATAAGTGGTTCTTCTCAAGGAGATGCTCAAATTTATAGTGGAAGTACTCTTCTTACTACCTCATTATTAGGAACAACAGATGGTGGAAATGGAGTAACTTATAATCCAGTTCTTGATAGTAGTGCAATAAATGGACAAGCAACATATTCATTAAAAAAAGATGATGGAACATTACTTGATACCATAGCATTGGTAGATGTAACCGATGGTATTGGTGGTGGTTCGTTTGTAGCAGTAAAAGGTAAAGTTTCAAGAAGGTTAGTAGGAAGTTCATCATATGACCCATCATTCTTAAAAGCAACTGCCGTATTTTTTGATACAACAGGTAGTGAATATAGATTATCTACAACAATTACACCTAGTTTTAATGACCCTTTAGATGAATGGACAATTGCAAGTCCTGCTTCTGGACAAAGTGGAACAGGTCATATAGTAATGACAGCTGCTGATGGTGATGAAACCAATATACCATTTGGTAGTGGTTATGCAACAAAAGATATAAATGTTACTGCAGTATTTACAGACCCAGGAACTAAACAAACAAATACCATTAATGAAACTTGGTATATTATTTCCGATGGAGCAGATGGGATTAGTTCAAAAACAGTTTCATTGGCTACATCAGGACAAGTATTTATAAAAGCAAAAGATGGTAGTATTACTCCATCTTCAATAACACTTACTGCAACTAAAGATAACATCTCAGGATCACTCGATTTTAGTGCATCAAACGGAATTACATTGGGAGGATCTGGTTTAACAAGAACAATTGCAAAAGAGGAAATTTCTGGTTCAGAAACTTCTACGGTAGTTACTATATCTGGTTCTGAGGATGGAGTTGTGTTTCAAGATTCAGTTTCAATTATTAGAGTAGATACTGGAACGGATGGTTTGACTATTTTAAATACAAATCAAGCTCATATGTTTCCAGCAGATGCAACTGGTTCTATTTTAGATTTTTCTAATAGTGGTACACACTTAAGTATATTTGAAGGAGCAACTCTACTCGAATACAATCCTCTAAATCCAACAAGTCCATATCAAGGACATTGGAAATTAACTACAACTGTTGTAACACCAAGTGGTAAATTATCAGTAGGTGCTATAACAGATGGTGGGAAACACGCAGTGGTTGCAGAACATACGGCAATGGATAGAGATACTGAAGTGGTTAATGTTTCATATCCATATATCGGTAGAAAACTAAATGGAGAATTATTTAGTGGTTCGTTCCAACAAAGTATTACTAAGGGTAGAGCAGGAAAGGATGCAATACAAATAACTAACTCTAACTCATCTCATACATTTCCTGCACTCGCAGATGGGAGTGTATCATCTTTTACTGGTGGTGGAACTACATTAGAAGTTTATGAAGGAGGTGATATTCTTACTTTTACAACAGGAACAGTTACAAACGGAGAGTTTAGTATTAGTGTAGAAGATGTAGGAGGATTAACAGAGGGAACAGTTAGTGGTAATGGAACAACCTCAGCAACCATATCAGCACCATCTGCAATGTCAGTTGATTCTGTTGTTTTAACTTATACCATATCAGGAAAAAGACTTGGAGGAGAAGCATTTACACGTACAACAACTCAAAGTTTTTCAAAAGCAAAAGAGGGAGTAGTTGGTACAAATGCTAAAACGGTAACCTTAACTTCAGCATCACCAATATTCAGAAAAAATAGAGCTGGTGTTTTAAGTCCAACATCAATTGTAATAACTGCAAACGGACAAAACTTAACTCAAGCAGGTGCATTTAGTACTTCAGCTGGAACGTTAACTTCTAAAACAGAAAATTCAAGTGGTGGTTCTGCAACTGTTACAAGTGCAAACTTTGTAGACGGAATGGTTGTAACATATACGGCTCATTCAAATGATGGTAGTATTGCAGATACTGTAACATTAGCCCAATTAGATGAAGGTAGTGGAAATGTAACTGCACTATTATCTAATGAAGCTCATATAGTTCCGGCAAATAATGATGGTTCAGTAGATTCTACAAGTTATGGTGGTAGTGGAACTGTAATAAGTGTATTCGAGGGAGCAACTGCATTGGATTATGATGGAAGTGGTACAACTGCTGGTCATTGGACAGTTGCAGCCACACAATCCCCAGCCTCAACAATTACAATTGGTGATGGTGACCCTATATCAGATTCAACCAACTTTGCCGTTGTTCCACAACATGGAGGAATGGTAGATGGTACAGATTCGGTAACCATATCATACGCTATTAGTGGTAAAACTGCAAACGGAACTACATTCACCCCATTCACTAAAACCCAAACAATAACTAAATCAAAAGCTGGTGAAGAAGGTGATGGTATTCAATATATATACAAACTTACTAATTCAGCATCAGCTCCAACTACACCAACCGGTTCATCCCCAACGGGATGGTCTAGTACTCCAGCTACACCTACATCTTCTAACAAATATGTATGGGTTAGTCAAAGAACTTCAACAAATGGAACATTTGGTAATTTCTCAGCACCTGGGTTATTTGCTAACTTTGCAGAAGATGGACAACCCGGAGCCGCGGGTTCTAATGCTAAATCTATAAAATTAACCGCATCTCAATATGCTGTTTTATATAATGGAGCAAATGCAAAAACTGCAGTAGAAATTACATTAACTGGTACTCATCAAAACTTTAGTTCACCTCAATATAGATTTTTACAAGATGGTACAGAAAGACAAACATGGAGTACAACAAATACATATACAATACCAGATGCACAGGAACCAGCAGCAAATACAACTGACCTTTGGAGAGTAGAAGTAAGAGAAGGTGGTAGTGGTACTTATGCTGCATTTGATGAAGTAAATATTTATGGATTAAAACAAGGAACTGATGGTGGTGCTGGTGCAGCTGGTGCAGATTCATATACTGTAATTTTAACAAATGAATCACATACACTTCCAACTACAAACACAGGTACAGTAACTTATGCAGGTTCAGGTACATCAATTGTTGTTTATAAAGGTGCTACCGAACTTAATAGTGTAACAGGTACACCTTCTACAAATGAATTTAAAGTTACAGTTACATCAGATACTAATATAACAGTAGGTGCACAAACTGTAACTGGTAATCCAGCGGTATTTGCAGTTGCAAGTGCTTGTGATGCTAATACTGCTAATATTGTATTTAGTGTTAATATCGAAAATGAAGTAACCATTCCTAAAATACAAAGTTTTAGTAAATCAGTAGAAGGTGGTGATGGTGATCCTGGTGATCCTGGTGATAATGGATTGAGAACAGTAACAGGTAGAGTAAACTTTGCAAATGTATCTGCAACCGCACCTTCTTTACCTACTGCAAGTAGATTAACATTTCCAGATACATTCACATCACTTACAACAAATTGGAGTACATCAACACCAACTTATGCATCTGGTAACTCTAACAAATATTGGTATTCAAACTACACCGCAACAGAGGATGCTTCTAGACCTGGATACGCGAGTACTGTATCATTTGGTACTGTAACACAAGCAATAGGATTTAGTGGATTGGTAACATTCTCAGGTACCTCTGTAACCGATGGATCATCCACATTAACACAAGGTATATCTGGAGCTGATGTAAATGCAAACGTAACAGAAATCGATGGAAGTGTAATCAAGACAGGAACTATACGTAGTGTAACTCTTACTGCTTCAGCAGGTTCTCAAATTAGCTTAGCCGATGGTTCAATTGCATTTGGAGGTACAACAACATCCAATCAAAAATTCTCAGTATCTTCAGCAGGTTTAGTAACTGCAACCTCAGGAACTATTGGTGGATGGACTCTTTCATCAACTGGTATTAGGTCTGGTGGAACAGGTGGTAGTAGTGGTGTTAATACAACTTCTGGTATGTTAATTGGAGCAAGTGGATTTATATCCGCACCAGATTTTAATATAGACACAGATGGTATTGCATCATTTGGTACGAGTGCTAAAATAGGAACAAAACCATTTGGGGATTTGATAGAAATTGATTCAACTGATGGTTTGAGGATAAAGAGTAACGCCAGAATTGGTGGTCTTCGGTTTTCAGATAAGTTTACTGCTTACGATGGTTATGGTACTTCAATCGGAACTTTACAATCTGATCAGGCTGATATTGTAACTTTTGCAGAAGATAATTGTGTTTTACCTGGTACAAAAATTATTACAAAAAGAGGTGAGGTAAACATAGAAGATACAACACAACATGACCTTATAAAAGTATTTAATTTTGAAACCAAAGAATTCGGATGGTCATCTATTGATGAAATAGTTATAGGTAAAAATAAAGGTTGGTGTATTTTAAAAACAGAATCAGGCAAGGAACTTAGATGTTCTAACTCTCATGCACTATATCATCCTGATTTTAAAAATAAAGAATTACCTGTTGGTTGGTTACTTGAAGGTGATGAAGTATATGTTGCAATTGATGGTGAATTGGTACTTGATACAATTAAAAGTATTGAAAGATTTGAAGAAGAAGTTGATGTATGGAACTATCATTTAAGTATAGTACATAATTATATATCAGATGGAATACTTTCCCATAATATTGCATTAGTTAAATCACAATTTACTGCGGGTCACCAATATGTAAAACAAAATAATGTAAGCATAGATACTGGTGATTTGGTTAAGTTGGATTCCAATAATCAAATAATAAAATCAACTACGGCTAAAGATACTGAGATTGTTGGTATCTTATGGAAAGAACTAAGAAGTGGTTCTCTTCAATATGACTCATTAGGTGATGTGTTGCCTGAAAATGAAAGAGATACAAAAACAATATGGAAAGTTGCATCCATAGGGGATAGTTATGAATCGGGTTCAAATTCCATCTTACCAGGATTTAAAGTATGTAACCAAGGTGGAGATGTTTCAAGAGGTGATTTATTATGTTCTTCTGATACGGCAGGATATTTAATGAAACAACCATCTGAGTGGGTAGTTACTTCCTTTGATGGTGATAATAATCCTCAGTACGAAGAAAGACAATCACAATGTTCTTATACTGTTGCTAAAGCAATGGAAGATGTTACATTTGATTCTAATGGACTCTCTGAAGGGGTATATGGTTACCTCTACTGTGGTTAAAAACAAAATTAATGAAGTTATACAAAAAAGAAAAAAAACAACTAACATCATCGTTAGTAAATTATTTAATAAGTTCTGATGAATTCATCGATACCGATGTACTTCTTTCTAAAATTAATAATGAACTTCCATTTGAGGAAAGATTAAGAAATCCTACCGATGGTAAAAAAATGGGTAAGAAGTTAATGATTACTACTGGATGTGGTAATACCATTGAAGGTGGTGCTGATATTTGGACAAATCATTTTATAGAAAACATTTGGAAAGGAATTAAGTGGAGAAAAAATTGGAAATTACTAATTGATTCTAAAAGACCTGTTGACTTTGACCCAAGTTCATTACCAGATGATTTAGAATGGCATTTCCATGGTGATGATGTAGAGATAACAAATGATTTATTAGAAGAATGTTCGGAGATATATTACTTACATTCTCATTATCATAAAAGAGAACATATTTGGAAGTATGAAAATAAATTCAAATTATTATTCGTTCATGCATATCCAAGTGAGATGGAGGAGGTGTTAAAACATCAACCCGAATTAACCAGATTACAATTTAATACCAAAGTTGATTCTGCCTTTTATAAAGAATTTTGTCAAACATTTGATAAAAGAATTTGGGTAGGTAACAATCCAACTCAAATGGTAAGTGATTTTCCAAACTACACACACTCTGTTCCAAATTTTTATGAATTCAAACACAATGTTCCTTATAGTGATGATGTAAACAATAACAATGTAGGTTTTGCATCAAGAGCAGAAACACGAAAGTGTATGCATTGGATGCATGGACATGATGGATTTATTTTATCGAGTAAATATGATTTTATAAATTTAAAAGAAACAACTACATATACATTTCCTAATATTAAATTTTACCAATGGAATCCATCAATTCTTGATTCTTTTATGAGAAAAGATTTCGGTATATTTCATGGAGCATATTTTAAAGAACCATTTGGGTATTCGATATTTCAAGCAGTTGATTATGGTAAGTTGCCAATTATACATTCAGATTGGGCAGTAGATGTTGATTACAAATATAGAGCAAAATCTAAAAATGAATTTGATAACTGTATAAAGCAAATACGTAAAGATACACACGAACAAAGATTTACGGAGTTTGCAAAATTAAAAACTTATATGATGACGTTTGATAATAGAACAAAGTGGGTTGAGAGAATTAATTCACATATTTCATAATTATTTGATATATTTATATATATTTATATACGTTTGGTAAAAAACCTAATACTTATAAACATGGGGGTTTGGGGGACAGCGCTAAGAGTAGGTAATAACTGAAAAGATAAAGAAAAAAGAAATACTAATAACTAAGACACTAATATAGTAGATCACTAAAGGTTTCCCCTTTTATCAAAAAATTTTACTTCCAATAACCTTATATGAGCATCATCAATTTCAATCTTATAAAAGAATACTTTACCAACAATAGAAAAGAATCTGTTGATGTTAATGGTAAAATATATGATGAACTAACTCCTGTTAAGTACCGATGGACTCATGGAGCTACTGATAAACATTTAGGAGATGGTATGTTAATTTATACTATCATACAATATATGAGAGCAAAAACTTGTGTATGTTTAGGTAGTGGTGGTGGGTTTATTCCAAGAATCATATCTCAAGCAAGAATTGACCTACACGAACAAGAAATATTCGATGGTAACAAAGCAATGGAATGGGGTGATAGTGGTACAACTATATTAGTAGATGCTTCAAATGGAGTTGGTGGATATACTGATTGGGTTGATAAGAATTCATATTTTAGAAAAACTTTTCCATGTAGAGTAATATTAGATACAACCGAAAATGCATATTATAACTTTTTTATAAAAGAAGATATTAAAATAGATTTTTTACATATTGATGCGGGTCATACATACGAGGACGTGAAAAATGATTTCGAATTATATTCAAAATTACTTTCACCACATGGTATAATAACAATTCACGATACTGATGCATCATATGAAAGGGAACACATTACTTCGGATGATATTCTTGATGAATTTCACCAAGAGTATTCAGATGGGCCTTCTAAGCTTATAACCGAATTAAAAGAAAATAAAGAGTGGGAAATTTTCAACTTTTTTAATAATGGTATATTTAGAAGTAGACCATCTTCTACTGGATTAACGATTCTACAAAGATGCAAAAAATAAATTTAGTTACAGTTGTTGGTCACAACATCACAATGCTTCCACATATGTTGGAACACTACAAAAACATTGTTGATGAAATTTATGTTGTTGTTTATAGACAACATGAAAACGATGGAATTTTAGATGAAATAAAATCTCTCGGAATAACCCCATATAAAGTAGTAACAGAAGAAAAATTTAATTGGGAAAGAGTAACCCAATTATATAATGAAATTAAACGAACCAAGCCTCAAGAATGGTGGGTGGTTTCGGATGATGATGAATTCCATATTTACCCTAAACCAATTAGAGAGATGATTTCTGATTGTGAGGAAAATGGATGGGAATTTATAACAGGAGGTTTTCTCGATAGGATAGGAGAGAATGGAGAGTTTCCTTTGGTAACAAAAGAAACTGATATATGGAGTAAGTTTCCACTTGCGGGGTATTTTAGATATCCAATGAGTGGAGCTTGTCCAAATAAAGTTTGTATAATGAAAGGTTCGGTGGATGTAACACCTGGTCAACATTATGCTATTATAGATGAAACTCATGTATGGGGAACTGATGGAATATTACACCCTCTCAGGTATCCAATTGGTAGAGGTGAGGGATTCGTACAAGTTCATCACTTTAAGTGGGATTCAACCGTTTTAGAACGATTAAAAGAAGTATCTGAAACAGAAGAGAACTATTCCTTTTGGGAAGAGTACAAAAAGATGTATAAAGCTATTCAGATTAATGATTGGAAAATCGATATTAACAATCCTGAATTTATGTTTGAAAAAATGGAAAGTAATTTTCATTTCGATTACTTAAAGTGGAATAGATTAACAAGAAAAATTATTACTATTTAGTAATTTTATATATTTATATACAACAAACAAAAACAAAAACAATTAATTAATTTACGTTATGGCAAAAGATGAAACTTCACAAATTTTAGAAGAAAGAAAAGTAAAAGCACTTGAAAAAATCGGTAATTCCTTAGATGCACTTACTCTATGGGTAGAAGAAATCGATAAAGAAGCATGGGGACCTCGAATTGAATGGTACTTATCTGAATGGTATGAAAATACTATAAAAAAATAAACAAAATAAACACAGATGAATAAGCTTGGTATCATTGTACCATATAGAAATCGTAGAACACATCTAAATCATTTTACAACATCAATAAAAAATCATTTCAAAAAATCTAAATTAGATTATGAATTGATTATAGTAGAACAATCTGATAACAATCCGTTTAATCGGGGTTCTCTATTAAATATTGGTGTAAGAAAGGCTAAAGAACTTGGGTGTAATTATATCGTACTTCACGATGTAGATATGTTACCAAGTTCAGATGTTGATTATTCATTGGTAGATAGGCCTACTCATTTTGCGACTAATTTTATATCAAATCACCACAAAAAGCAGAAACGTATTGTTTTTGATGAATATTTTGGTGGTGTTACCATGTTTCCAATAAATGATTATTATCATATAAATGGATATTCTAACAAATATTGGGGATGGGGATATGAAGATGATGATTTACTTTGGAGATGTAAGGAAAACTTTTTTGATTTTAACACAAAAGAATTACCATTAAACTCACATTCTTCAGCTGCATTAAAATTTAATGGACATACAAGTGTAGTTACCATACCAAAGCCGTTTCGGTTAAATAACTATACTATATTTTGTTCCTTTGAACCAAGTGAAATTGAATGTAATGCAAAATACCCATCAGATGAATATAATATTTTCTGTATTCCTGGATTTGATTTAAGTTTTTCATATAACTCATACAAAAGATATAAATTTGAAGTGTTCAATGTTGATAAAGAATGTATAAGTTTAAAATCAAATATAACTCCTCCTAAGCAAACTACATTGTGTGTTACTGTAAATCAAAATGATAATATTATTAAATTTTATTTAGATGGTGAATTGGTAGATTCCGTTAATTTTACTGGTAAACTATTAAATTACGGTTCTGAAAAGAAAATGTATTTAGGTAATTCTCCTTCACTAGAGTATAATAATAGAAAGGCTTTTGCTGGAACGGTTGATTATTTAGCAGTTTTTAATCATTCATTAGAAGAATCCCAAATCAAAGAAATATCTAAAAACAAATCAATGGGACTTACTGAATCTTACGGAGATTATATTGCACCACATACTCTTGAAGTATGTTATGATATGAAAACTGCAAATTATTCCGGTATTCCTGATTTAAGTGGAAAGGGTAGAAATGCTGAAGTTATGGATTGTGGCAAAGTACCAATTCAACAAGCTGATAAATTTATGAAAATACCAGTTCCATGGAGGAGAGATTCTACTTTTGAATTGTTATATCATCAAGAAAATGGTTTCTATGAAAACAAATGGACCTGGACAGAAACACGAAAAAATCAATTACATTTTTATAATAAAGTATTAAAAGGTAAATCTGATTATAAACGAGATGGAATTGATAATGTTCGATTCGAATTATTATCAGATACATTTGTAAATAATTATCACTTCATATCAGTAGAATTATGGAAATAGAAAAAGTTGAAATAGGAATAGTTGCTGGTAACTTTGATGTTATACATCCTGGATATGTAAAATTATTTAAAGAGATGAATGATACGTGTCAGAAACAATATATCTTATTACAAAACGATCCTACAATAGAAAGACCTGAAAAATTAAAACCAGTACTAACTATCGATGAACGAAAAGAGATGTTGGAATATTTTTTTAATAAACCAACTTTCCTAACCTATAATACAGAAAAGGAATTACTTTTTTTAATTAAGAGTATAAACCCTGATGTTAGATTTTTAGGTGATGATTATATTGCCAAACCATATACAGGAAAAGAATTAGGAACATTAATTCATTGGATATCTCGTTCACATGGTTGGAGTACAACTAAATTTAAAAAGTTAATAGCAGATTCGATATGAAATTAGGAGTTTGTGTACCATATAGAAATAGAGAAGCTCATTTGGCTGAATTTGTACCAAAAGTTGGCGCATATTTGGATTCACAGGGAATCGATTATGTTATTTACATTTGTCATCAAGTAGATGATAAATTATTTAATAGAGGTGCAACTAAAAACATTGCAGCAAAACACGCATTTGAAGATGGCTGTGATTATATTGTATTCCATGATATTGATATGATACCAGAAGATGGTGGTGGAGCAGATTACTCTTTTCCAGAAAAAACACCAATTCATATCGCAACATCAATATCTCAAATGGAGTATAAACTAAAGTATGAGGAATATTTTGGTGGAGCGGTTTTATTTTCAAAAGAACAAATTGAAAAAACCAATGGTTATTCAAATGATTATTGGGATTGGGGAATGGAAGATGATGATTTATTTTGGAGATGTGTTTTGGAAGGATATGCAAATGATACCTACATGGATTCTCCAAGTACAATTCAGAACTACTTATCATTTAATGGTAAAAATAGTTTTGTAAAAATACCAAAACATAAATTATTAAAATCATTAACATCACGTTCACATACAATATCAATTTTAGTAAGAGCAAATCAACAAGAAGAAAAAGTTCCTATTTGGTTAATTGGTGATACTGAAAGAAGATTTTGTGAATATCCAATACTAAGAAGACCAGGATATGATTATGGTTTAAGTTATAATAATTCAAGAGCATATACTGCACAATTATGGGATACTAATAAAAATCACTTATATCAATGGATAAAGAGATATGAAAATCAATGGTCATGGGTTACTTTAAATGTGGATACATCTAAACAAAATATACATTTTTATTTAAATGGTAAAGAATCAGATGCAAGACATGGTCATGGTACACAATCACCACTTCATTACGAAGAAAGATTGAAATCATATGGATTGGGTGATTATTATTTAGGAACAACAACATCAACTGCTAAAACAGAACCAAATAAATGGTTTAAGGGAGATATTGCTAAGGTAATGATGTGGAACAGAAATTTAGATTCAAACGAGATTTCAAATTTACATAAAGAAATTCCAATTGATAAACTTGTGTTACATTATGATTTTAATAATAAAGAACAGTTGGATTCATCTAGAGTAGCTATTGATTTAAGTGGAAATAGTATTGATGGTATAATTACAAGAGGAACGTTTAATCAAGAAGAAATTAAAATCCCATATACTGTTATACCACATCGTAAAGATGGTAAAATGAATTGTTTACCACATCAAGATGAGGGAATGGTTAAAGATGAAAATGGAAATGATGTTTGGGCAAAAGGAGAAACTACTGCTCGTAACGAAAAGAGATATATTCACGAAATGCAACAAGGAACTTGGGATTATAAATCCGATGGAATAAAACAATTAAAATATGAATTAGTTGGTATTGATGAAATATCACCTAAAGCAAAAATGATAAATATAAAACTCTAATATATATTAATATACAAGATAATATGTCAGAAGAAAAGAAAAAAACTACAATAGCTATTGATGATGATAGTCCTGTTTATGTAAAAGTACGAGATGAGTTAAATAGTGTCGGTAATGGATTTTGTTTAGCAAAATGGACACAAGTTACAATGCACTTACAACTTGGACATACTCATTCCTGTCACCATCCTGCAACTCACCAAATTTCTTTAAAAGAGTTAAAAAGAAACCCAACTGCTCTACATAATACGAATTTCAAAAAAAGACGTAGAAAGGAAATGTTAGAGGGTGAACGACCAACTGAATGTGATTTCTGTTGGAATATAGAAGATAATTCAGATAGATTTTCAGATAGAACTTTCAAATCAGGTGAAAATTGGTCAAGACCATACATGGAAGAAATCAAACAACTGAATTGGAGGGAAGATTATAATCCAAAATATGTAGAAGTTGCTTTCTCAAATGCTTGTAACTTTAAATGTTCATATTGTGGTCCTGCTTTTTCATCCAGTTGGATGCAAGAGATAGAAAAGTTTGGTGCATATCCAACAACTGATTCTTTTAATAATCCAAAACATTTAGAGTTTGAAAAAAAAGTTCCATATCTTGCAAGTGAACCAAATCCATATGTAGATGCATTTTGGAAGTGGTGGCCAGATTTGTATAAAGATTTACACACTTTTAGAATTACAGGAGGTGAACCTCTTTTGAGTAAAGATACATGGGGAGTGTTGGACTATATAATAGAACATCCAGAACCAAATCGTAAAATTAACCTTGCAATTAATTCAAATTTAGGAGTTCCTGATAAATTGATAGATAAATTTATTGATAAGATAAATAAGATTTGTGATGATAATAGAGTAAATGAATTTGTAATATTTACCTCGGTTGATACGTGGGGTGAACAGGCCGAGTACATTCGTAATGGTTTAGAATTTAATAAATTTTGGGATAATTGTCATAAAGTATTAGAGAAATGTCCAAAGGTAATATTAACATACATGGTAACTTACAACGCACTATCTATACCTAATTATCATAAATTAATAAAAGGAGTATATGACTTAAAAACACAGTATGGTTCAACTGATAGGTATTGGAATTCTGCTACATTTTTAGATACTTCTTATTTAAGACATCCAAAACATCAAACAGTACAGGTGTTACAAGGAGAAAAACAATGGTCGGATAAGATATTTCAAGATGCACAATACTGTGATTTCCTTGGAGTTCCATTATTTGAAAAAGAATATATTGGATACTCCGATGTAGAAATACAGAAAATTAAAAGAACACATGATTGGATGATATCCCCAATTGATGAACAGGCTTTAAAAACTCAAAGAAGAAATTTCGGATATTATTTTAAAGCACATGATGAACGAAGAGGTACTAATTTTGAAAAAACATTTCCAGAGTTAGCTGATTTTTATAACAAATGTTTAGAAATTAAATTATGATAAAATTAAACGGAAATAATGCGTATTTCGTACCACCAAAAAATAGATATGGATTATCTACCAATGAAACATATGATTTAACGGAACATGATTTTTCTATCTTAGCAAAAGTAAAAATTGATTGGGATAAAATGACTCCAGAAACTCCAACCCAAGAAGGTGGTATTGTTGCAAAAAACGGTAGACATTGTGGAATAAACGCATTCAAATATACCAATGGTACATACATTAAGGCCCAATGGTGGGTTCTATCAGAAAGTGGTGAAATTGAATATAAAGATATTTGGTTTGATGTAGAGGATAATGATAAATTTATGAATATATCAATGTTACATAATAGTAAAACCAAAACAATGACATTAAATGTTGATGGAAAATCTATGGATAACATATATGAGGGTGAAATTATTGATTATAGAGATTCTTGGATATGGGTGGGTGCAAACAACTCATTAGATAGTTGTGCAGTTGAACACAGGGGATTTCTCTTTGGAACAATATCACACGTATCAATATTTGATAGTATAGTTTCAGATACTGATAAACTAAGTATATTCAATATGACCTCTAATGAAATCATAGAACCAGATTCAGGATTAAAAACAGCAGCTGCTTTTAGTTTTAAAGAAAAAGATATGACACCATATAAAGTTTTTGATATTTCACTTAATGGAAACCATATGATTTTATTTGATAACAAATGGATGTCAGCAAATCTAATATAATGAAAAAGAGAGTTTACTTTGTATATGATTTCATATTACCAAATGGACCATTGCAGTTTGGGTACAATCGATATACCTTACCTATAAATGTGATGAATCAAATTGATAATCACGTAGATACGCCTGGAGTTTTATTAGCATCCCCACATAATCCAGGTAAATTTAATTTTCAAGAAGGAATGTTTGCAGATGAGTATATAACTCATAATGATGAATGGATTAGAACTAGTGTAAATGAAGTAGATGATATTATGAAATCTAGTAGATATGATAAAAACAATACTCTTTTTTTTATAGTACTTGAATCAACAAATGCATCAAGTTTCTTTGAATATTACACAGATGTATCTAATAAATTTGAAGATATGTTTTCACCAAAATTGTTGGATTATTATAAAAAATATGAAAACTTTAAAATAGCAATGATTGATAATCGAGAAGGATCATATCCACATAAACCTGCTCTTTTTAAAAAAATAAACAATTTTTTAGATAATCTTGGTATAACATCCAATCAAAAATTTGTAATATCAACGTGTAATGAGCATATAAATAAATTTAAATCATATAAAGAAAATACAAGAATTGCTATTTATAATAATGATTACTATGTTTATAAATCAGGACAATTTATAGTAGAAACAGAAGAACGTGAAAACAGTATTGTAGAAAACGGATATAACTATTCACTACAACAGAATTTAATATTTGATAAAAAAGAAAAATATTATTTAATGTATAACCGTAATTCTGCAAGATTACATAGACCTTATTTTGTAAATAAATTATTTAAAAACAATTTATTAGATAAAGGGATAATATCACTATTCAAGACACCAGATTTTGATTTCCAATTAAAATCAAAAAACAATGATGGTAATTTAAATATTTCTAAATCAGATTGGAATGAATGGAGTGAGTATATTGATAAATGGTATCCACTTATTATTGATAATGGTAACGAAGAAGAAGTTGCATGGTATCACAATTTCTTAAGTAGAAAAGATGAATATGAAAAAACATATTTCTCCATTGTATCAGAAACAAATGCAGAAAGTAAATATTTGTTTATAACAGAGAAAACATTAAAACCAATAATGAATTTACACCCATTCTTTATAAACGGAAATCCAGGTACATTAAAACACTTACAATCCATTGGATTTAAAACATTCGATAAATGGTGGGATGAATCGTATGATTCGGAATTGGATTTTAAAAAACGAGTTGAAATGACTTTAAAAGAAATTAAATCTATTTGTAGTAAGACACCTACTGAAATGATTGAAATGATTAAAGAAATGAAACCTACATTAGAATATAATAAAAATTTATTAAAAGAATTATTTGTTAACGGAGAATTTGAAAATAAATTATTAACTCAACTTTACAAAAAAACAAATTTAATATGAAAAGAGTATTAATTACAGGAGGTTCAGGATACCTCGGTTCGGTTATAACAGAAAAATTATTAAAAAATAATTATGAAGTTACTATATTAGACAATCTAATGTATAATCAAACATCATCTATAATATTTTCTCACGATAAGAATTTTGAATTCATATATGGAGATGTTAGAAATAAAGAATTACTTGAAAATTTAGTTTTTGATTTTGATATAATCATTCCACTAGCGGCAATCGTAGGATTTCCTGCGTGTGATAGAGATAAAGAATTAGCAACGGCAATAAACTATGAGCACGTAAGATATATATGTGAGTTAGTAGAGGGCTCAAATGTAAAAGTAGTGTATCCAAACACAAATAGTGGATATGGAATAGGAGTTGATGGAGAGTGTACTGAAGAAAGTCCTCTGAATCCACTATCACACTATGGAGTAACTAAAGTAAAAGCAGAAAGTGAAGTTTTAAAAATAGGAGGAATATCAGTAAGATTGGCAACTGTATTTGGAACATCACCGAGGATGAGAATGGATTTATTAGTAAACGAATTTGTTTACAAAGCATTAACCGATAAATACATTACTATATTTGAAAAGAACTTTGTTAGAAATTACATACATATAAGAGATGTAGCTAATGTATTTTTATTTATGATTGAAGATTATGAAACACATAGTGGAGAAGTTTTCAACGTAGGTTTATCTACTGCTAATTTATCAAAACAACAATTGGTAGAAAAAATACAAGAATATATTTCTGATTTTGCAGTTACATATTCTGATTACTTTGAAGACCCTGATAAAAGAGATTACATTGTATCTAATCAGAAAATAGAAGATGCTGGGTGGTATCCAGAGTACTCATTAGATGATGGAATAGAAGAATTAATAAAAACATATACAATACTTATTCAAGATTTAAGTTCAAAGTATAGAAATGATTTCCCATTAGGTTATGGCACAAGGACGTAGTATATTTTATAAAGAACGAGATTGGAATGATTTTCATTTCTACCATGGTACTATACTTAATCAAGTAAAGGTAATACAACCATCGATATATCATGAAGCAAGAGGATCTATATCAACAACATATCATTCAGATTATTATGATAGAATTCTTCCAGCTGAAGATAGAAACAAAGGATTGGTATTTAAACATGATAGATATTCTAAATCACAAGAAGGTGTTTTAAGAGGCCTCCACTATGATGAAAAAACTTGGAAACTTGTTAGTTGCTTACATGGTAAAATTTATTTAGTGGTATTAGATTTACGAGGTGGTAGTATAACAAATAATCCTACATATGGTAAATCGGAATCATTTATACTTTCACCAGAAACGGCAACACAAGTATTGATTCCACCCATGTTTGCAAATGGACATTATGTAATGAAGGATGATAGTATCTTTAACTATAAAATGGCATATCAAGGTGAATTTAATGATGTAGATAAACAACAAACAATAAAATGGAATAGTAAAAAGTTCAATATAGACTGGCCTTGTACTAATCCAATAATTTCTAAAAGAGACAAAAATGGAAAAGATTCTTAATTTAGATTATCATGAAGATAGATGGTTAGAGGGAAATTTATCAAAAGAAGATTTAATTTCTTTTGAAAATGATATAATTTCACATTGGGAGAATGGAGAAATAACCGGACCAATACACTTATCACATGGTAATGAAGAGCAATTAATAAATGTATTTGAAAAGGTAGGAGTAGAAGATTGGGTATTCTCAACATGGAGGTCTCATTATCATGCACTTTTACATGGGGTAGAGCCTAATGTTCTTAAAGAAAAAATATTAGCTGGAAAATCAATAACAATAATAGATAAAGAATCCAAATTCTATTCATCTGCCATTGTATCAGGAATTTTACCAATTGCACTGGGAGTTGCAAAAACATTAAAAGAACAAAACAGTTCAAATAAAGTTTGGTGTTTCATTGGAGATATGACATTTGAAACAGGTATATTTTACGAAGTTCATAAATATGCAAGAAACTTTGATTTACCAATTAACTTTGTAGTAGAAGATAATGAAGTTTCTACAAATACACCAACGGCACATACTTGGAATGAGATCCAAAGAGAAATACCAGAAGATGTAATTTATTACAAGTATAAATCAAAATATCCACACTATGGAACAGGAAAATGGGTAGTATTTTAAATTTTATTTTTCCACTACCAAGTGAGCACACACAGACCGGTCCAATATCTAATTATATTAAATCCAAAGGTTATCAATATACAACTGATTTAAAGATATTAGATGGGTATAAGAACGTACTTCTTATTGAAACATTTCATGGGACTACTTCTTTTCAAAAAATGCTTACCGATGAATTTGTATCATATGTATTGAAAAATAACTTAATAATATGTGTATGTTCAGTTATAGATCCTGATATGGATGAGGTAGAGGGAGACTCATTAAAAATAACAAAGACTCTTACAAGAGTTAAAAAAATATATGATAACGTAGTTTATATTCATTCAAATACTAATTTAGAAAATGATGAAAATGTATATACATTGCATTATTTTTTTGAAGAGACAGTTAGAGATAAACTCACCCACTTTGGTACGGATAATGATCTTGGATATGTTAGTATAAAAATTAAAGAAGAAGAATTAGATTCATATAGAAATAAGAAATTTCTATCATTTAGTCGAAATAATGATAAGACACATAGAAAATCATTACTACATGATTATTTAACAAATGATTTTTCAGATTCATATTTTAGTTTTTTACAAAAAATAAATTCTGCTAATAATTGTAATATATATAATGATACTATTGCAAAACTATCTTCTAGTGAATATAATGAGAAATTGCCAATAGAATTGGATACACATGGTTATGGTCACATCATTGATAGTTTTAAAGTATCTAACACGTTTCCAACAAAATTATTTCTAGATTCGGCTATACATATAGTATCCGAAACTTCGTTTGAAAGTAATGAAATGTTTATATCTGAAAAGATTTTTAAACCTATTTTAAATTTTCAACCATTTATTTTAATAGGACCATATCGATATTTAAAAGAATTGCATAAACTTGGATTTAAAACTTTCGGTGAATTTTGGGATGAGAGTTATGATGAAATTAAAGACCCAAAAAACCGGTATTTAAAATTGATAGAAGTTATACTTGATTTAAATAAAAAATCAATTGAAGAGATAAATTTATTATATAAAAATGTAAAACATATATGTATATATAATAACAAATTATTCCAAGAAATGGAATCACCTGATGGTTTAAAAAAAATATTTAATGTTATAGAAAATGAAAACAAAAGGAACAATATTAGTAACAGGATGTAGTGGATTGGTGGGAACTCATCTATGTAACAAATTAGAAGATTTGGGATACTCGGTCGTGGGTGTTGATTTAAGATATTCAAGATCCCTACCAGAGAGTGATAGATTTCAATTTTTAGAATTGGATTTAAGAGATGTGGAAACGGTTGAAGCTATATTTGAAGAATATAAATTTGATGGAGTTATAAATGCATTTGGTATCAAGGGTTCTCCTATACGAGCAAAAGAAAAACCATTAGATTTTTTAGAACCATCAATTAAAGTTAATACAAATATAATTGAAAATTCGCATAAACATAATTGTTGGTTGGTATTCATGAGTTCAGTAGGTGTATATGAACCAGCAGAAGTATTTGTAGAAGATACAGTATGGAAAACACTTCCATCGCCAAATGATTGGTTTCCATCTTGGAGTAAGAGAATACCGGAATTGTATTTAGAAGCCCATAAAGTACAACACAAATATGAAAAGTTTACAATCGTAAGACCAGCTAATATCTTTGGTGAATATGATAACTTTGGAGAAGGAGCAACTGTAATTGGTGCAACTTGTAGAAAGGTTTATGATGCAACCGATGAAATAGAAGCATGGGGAGATGGAACTCCAACAAGAGATTTCATTTATGCTGGTGATGTTGCTGATGGGTGTATAAAGTGTTTAGAAGATGAATTACACATAACTACTAACTTAGGTAGTGGTGAAGAAATATCAATCAAGAGAATGATTGAAACAGTTGCTAAAGTTAGTGGTAAAGAAATAAAAATAAATTGGGATACTTCAAAGCCCAATGGTGATATGAGAAGATGTATGAGTACTGAGATACAGAAACAATACGGATTGTTACCAAAATTAGGATTCGAAGAAGGAATAAAACAAACATACAAATATTATGAAAAAAACAGATAAAATTTTAGTTACAGGTGCAAGTGGATTCATAGGTTCACGATTAATAAAAATGCTATGGGAAGAAGGTTATACAAATTTACGTTCTACTTCATGGAGTAGAGGATTAAGAAATGATTTCGATGGAAGTGATTCTGTTGAACATCTTTTAGGAGATTTACGAGAAGCAAGTTTTTGTGAATTGGTTTCTAAAGATGTTGATGTTATATTTCATGCGGCAGCAAATACATCAAATGCATTAGATACAAAAGTAAATCCATTAATTCATGTAACACCCAATGTAGAAATGAATACTAATCTTATGGAACAAAGTTGGAGAAACAAAGTTCGTAAGTTTATGTTTATTTCTTCTAACACAACTTATCCAGATATTGGTGGAGAATATTGTACTGAAGATATGAATGTACAAACACCAAACATATATCCTGCATATAAAGCAGTTGGTTGGATGAAAAGATATGGAGAAACTTTATGTGAGTTCTTCTCTAATCAGATTCACGACCCAATGCAATGTATAATTATCAGACCTTCTAATTCATTTGGACCGAATGATAAATATGATTTTGAAAAATGTCATGTTACACCAGCAAATATTAGAAAAGTAGCAGATAACTTAAATCCTATTCCTGTTTGGGGAGATGGAACTGAAATAAGAGATGTTATTCATGTTGATGATATGGTAAGTGGATTTATAACAGTTGCAGAAAAGGTTGATACATATGATATCTATAATGTATGTTATGGAAGTGGTCATACTGTAATGGAAGTACTTGATTTAATTAAAGAAATTGAAGGAAATACAAATCCAGTAGAATTTGTTAATAACAAAGCACCAATGATTCCAGCAAGATTATTATCAAACGAAAAATTATTAAAACTTGGTTGGAAACCTAAATATGATTTAAGAAGTGGATTGATAGATGCACTAAAATGGTACAAAGCAAACAAAGAACAATTTAACCCTAACTCAAGACCATAATGGCACAACCAGAATTCACACCATATTTAGATGCCTTAACGGAATCTATGAAACTTTGTATGGATGACCCTAATATGATATTCATAGGACAACAAATTGTTTATTATGGAAATCCAATGAGTAAAACAATTGAGGGTTTGCCAAAAGAAAGAATGATAGAAACTCCTGTAATGGAAGAAGTTCAAATGGGAATGACATTGGGAATGGGTATGGCTGGTAAATCAGTTGTATCTTTTTACCCTAGGTGGGATTTTGTTATTTGTGCTGCTAATCAATTGATTAATCATATTGATAAGATTAATGTAATGTCTGATGGTGAGTGGAATCCAACTTTATTAATTAGAGTTGGTAAAGGTTCTGATACTCCATTAGATCCTGGTCATCAACATAAAGCAGATTATACGGATGAGTTTTCATCCATGTTAAAACACACACCAGTAATAAAGTTGGATAGTGCCGAAAAAATATTACCAGCATATACAGAAGCCTTACAAAGAGGAGGTCCAACTGTATTGGTTGAATATCCTGAACTGTATTATGCCAATTAGAAGAATATTTGATATCATAGGACCAAAAGGATTTATTCCGAATGGTATAAATTGGAATAACACAGATATGATGTGGGATTATAATTTTTTTATAACACATGATTTCATAAATAAATTTAATAATGTATATACTCAAGTATCTGTGTATGATTGTAATTTAAATATAGGAGAGTGTAGGGATATCCATATAGGTGAGCTTGTTTACAATTCAACTCAAAATATAATAGAAAATAACACAAACGAAAACTTTTACTACACAATTCACCCATTTGGTAATAGTGGTATTGCAAATGGAATTGATATATCATATCACGAAGGACAGCATTGTTTTGATTTCATTTCTAAAAAAGCAATAGAATATTCTAAAGCAAAAAACTTTTATTTCATATTTGATTATAGTTCAGAGGGGTGTATTGATGGAAATTTATTTGAATCAATTCATAAGGCCTGTGAACGAACTGGTATAAATGCATCTAAGGTAATCGTTATAACTGCAGCGATGAATACATATGATATCTATAAAGAATATTTAGATAATCAACCAAAATCTCCTAAAAATTTATTATACACTACATTTTACCCATGGTCTTTATTGGCGAAATCCAAAGATACAGAAGCTATATTATTTCAAGATAATATTGTTAATTTTAATGGTAATAAAAATGTAAATAGTTTAATGAAAGAATCTGATTTGGATTTACTTACAAATCGTAGTAAAAAATCATTATGTCTAAACAGAAGACTTGCCCCACATAGATTAATATTAATAAGTTATTTGATTGATGAAGGATTATTTGATGAAACAAATACTTCTTTTGATATAAAAATGTTATATACACCTGATGCTGGATTTGATTTAATTAATGGAAGTGGATTTGATGACAAGCCATATATGACAGGCCAAGATTTTATAAATAAAATAATAAAAGGATTTCGTACTCTTGTTAAAAAAGAAAAAAATGTTCTTGATTATGATAACATATGGGATGTATGGGGATTTGGATTTGAATCAGCTAAGTTATATAAAGAAACTTATTTTTCCATAACAACCGAAACATTGTTTTATGAAGCAGGGGATTATATATCAGAAAAAACATTTAAACCATTTCAACACTTACATCCATTTGTTTTAATTGGAAGACCTGGTGTATTAAAATACTTACAATCCCTTGGATTTAAAACTTTTGCAGATTATTGGGATGAAAGTTATGATGATATCGAAGATAATTCGTTAAGGATGCAAAAGGTATTGGGTGTTATTAAAACTCTTATAAATAAAACCAATGAAGAATGGGATGTGTTAAATGAGGAACTGAAACCCATATTAATACATAACAGAAATAATTTACTTTCCTACGATGCAAAAAAAGTAGGTAATTGTTATATTAAAAATCTAAATACTCTAATAAAAAATGAACCTAATCAAAAAAATTATCACTTACTTTAAAAATCGTAAGAGAGATAAACTTTATAAAAAGAAATTAGAGGAACTTCGTAAAAGAGACCCCTTTATCTACAAAAATCATTAATTCTGATTTCCTCCATATTTATATACTGATAAGGTGTACCATATATGAATGAACTTTCCAAATTTCTCGTAGAGAGTATAATGTTGGGTGATAATCCCATTAAAAAAACCGTAGTTATCTATGTGGGTAGGTTTCAACCATTCCACAAAGGACATTATGGAACGTATCAGCATCTTGTAAAGAAGTTCGGTAAGGATAACGTGTTTATAGGAAGTTCTAATAAAACTGATAAATTAAAATCACCTTTCAAATTCAATGAGAAGGTAAAAATCATGACAACGATGTTTGGAATTCCAAAATCCAAAATACATCAAGTTAAGAATAACTACAAACCAACAGAAATACTTAAAAAGTTTGATGAGGATACAACTGCATTTATTACAGTAGTTGGTGAGAAGGATAAAGCACGTTTAGGTGGAAAATATTTCCAACCATATAAGGGTGAACCAACTGAAGGATATCGAGATAGAGGATACGTTTATGTAGCACCAATGGCAGGTAATTCTGTAAGCGGTACTGAAGTTCGTAATGGATTATCAAACGGTTCAGATGAACAAAAGAAAGATTTCTTTACAGATAGAGCATATAACAAATTCAATAAAACCATCTTTAATTTAATTACTTCAAAATTAAACGAAGGTATTTTCATTTCAAAAGAACAAATTGAAGAATGGTTAATAAATGAAAGTTCAAAATCAGGAACAGGACAATCGGATGATGGACCAAATGTATTTTTTCCAAACTATGAAGTATTCAAAAGTATAAATGCAAAACGAGCAGCTAAGATTGGTTATGATATTGTAAACATGATAACTACTAAGGAATTAGAAGATTATTATGAACACCCAACTTACCCAAACGGACCTGTTAAAGCAGTAACTCCATTCCCAGCAGGTGTACTTGGTGCACAAACTGCAACTAATCAAGTTGATATCTATTCAAGTGATGCCTATTCTAAATGGTTCAAACACGTAACAAGAAAAGCATCGTTAGTAGGATATTCAATAGTAAATGGATTGGAAACTAATAAAGATGAAAAAGAACAATCATTAGATTCTCAAAGTGGTGATAAGAAATCACAAGATGAATTTGAAAATTCATTAAAAGAAGTAATTAAATTACCAGTAGAAATTGGAGATACTCTTTTAATGGGTAAATTCAAAAACAAAAAGGTAGTTGTTAAATCTATTGGTGAAGATGAACATGGATTACCAACAATTAATGGTAAGAAGGTAGTAACTTTCAGATACGGACCAAAAAAACCAAATGTATTTGACCATTATATTGTAGAACTTGCAGGAACAGAAGTAAAGTGTGAAAAATGTAATCATCAATGGGAAATCGAATCTGATGATAGTGAGAAGTATTTATGTCATTCATGTGGATGGGATTCTCAGAAACAAGAATATGATTTCGATGCATTTGAATCGTGGCAAGAAAAGATGGGTTTAAATGAATCTAAAAATTTTAAACTAAAAGTACCATCGGATATTGTTAAACTACAAAAGCAATTTAAAAAAAACGGTAAAAAACTTTATATAGTAGGTGGAGCAGTTAGGGATGCTATTTTAGGTAAATCCCCAAAAGATTTTGATTTGGCAACTGATGCTAAACCAGAAGAAACAATGAAGATTGGTAAAGATGGTGGTTTCAAAACATCTCAAGATGTAGGTACTGGAATGGGATTGGGAATTGTAATCGTTGGTGGACATGAAGTTGCAACATTCAGAAAAGATATTGGAAAGGGTAGAAGACCTGATTCAGTAGAATATACAGATATTGAAGGAGATGTAAAACGAAGAGATTTAACTATAAATGCTTTATTCTATGATATTGAAAGAAAAGAAATAGTTGATTTAGTTGGTGGAATTGCAGACCTTAAAAAGAAAAACATTAGAACAGTTGGAAATGCTGTTGAGAGATTTGATGAAGACCCATTAAGAAAATTAAGAGCTTTAAGATTTCAATCAAGAATGGGTGGTAGTTTAGATAAGGAGTTATTAGATGCGTTACAAAAAGACCCATCACTTAAATCACTTCCAGCTGAAAGAATTAGAGATGAATTTGTAAAATCACTTAAAACATCAAAGGATACAAAGAAGTATATGGAGTTGTGTGATAAAATTGGATTCACTTCTCAAATTTTACCAAATCTTAAAATAAATAAACCATATATTAAAACTACTGATTACATTGTATTCCTATCAGTACTTCTAAAAAAGAATTCTCCATCATTATTAGGAAAACTATTAAATAAGTTATCATATACAAATGCTGAAAAAAATGATATTGTATTTTTAGTATCATTACAATATTTTAAACCAGAAGAAGTTGGTGTTTATAAAAAACTACAACAAAAAACTTCACTTTCTGATAACCAAATAGTAGATTTTGGTAAATCGATTGGAAAGGATATGAAGAAGTTTGTAAGTTTTAAACTATCAGTTGGTGGAAACGATGTACCCTCTGATATCAAAGGTGCAGAAATTGGATTGTGGATAAAAAATAAAGAAAGAGAAAATTTCTTAAATGAAATGCCAATGTCTGACTTACAAAAGATTGATAAGTTTGCAGATAAACAATTGAATCCGGTAGATACAGTTCTTACAGGCAAACATTTCTTCGATAGGTTAAATGACCCGAGAAACGGAAAGGAAGTATCTAATGCAGAATTAATTGGTTTCTTTAAACGATTGGGTAAAAAGAAAAAAGATTTTATAAAATTCCTTAATCAATATAATCAAATTGTAGTAAAGGATAATCGAACAAACCTTAATATTCCATTTATGAAACAAGCGAATAAACTAATCGCTAAAACCATAATGAGAAAAGATGATTTTAAATCATCAGATGCAAAATACACAATTGAATCCGAGGATTTGGATGAACGAGGTAAGATGAGACCTGCTGATAGATTGAGAAGAAAAGCAGCAATGGCAGGGAAGGGTAAGGAAATTGCTAGAAGAAGAGCAAGAACAATGAAACGTAGAAAACCTCTTTCTAAACTTAAGAAGATTGCTTACAAGATGGCATATAGACAAGTTTATGCTGAATTCTCCGAAGAATTATATCCTGGTATTAAGAAAGCTGATTTATCTATTGCACAAACTCAAGTAGTTCATAAGAATGTAGTAAGAAAAAAAGGTAGAATAATAAAAAGAGCTAAATTCAGATTCTTACCAACATTACGAGCAAAGGAAGTTGAAAAATTCGAAAAAAAGAATGAAGATATTGTAGACCAAGCATTTTTAAAAGCAAAACCAGTTAAAGAAGGTAAACCATTTCCAATGGATACTCCTAATGAGTTTGTATATTTAGATTTTAAAAAATATGCATACAAAAATAGAGGAATGTTTAAAAGGGAACTTCTAAAAAATAAAGATAATGGTGGAAAGATGTTTTTAACTCTATCGGCATTATGGTACAAATGGGCTAGAAAAGATAATAAAGAATTTACTCATATTAAAGATAAGTTAAAGTTCGGTAGAGCATTAATGATAATGATGGTAAAAGATGATGTTGTATTTAGTAAAAAAGCTTGGAAGAAAACTAACCAAATAACAAACTTAAAAGAAGGTTTAAAAGATTTAGGAATCACAGATTTTAAATCACTATTTAAAAAGATGCCTTCTGATTTACAAAAGAGAGTTTACAATCTAAAGAACTTTGGTCAAAGAGTAGATAAACATCCAGAGGGTAATGTTCTTAAACATACTATTATGGTTGTGAATCGTTCAATCAAAGAAGATGATATTGATATTGCAATAGCAGCAATGTTCCATGATATAGGAAAAGATGAAACTGCGGGTATTCACCCAAAGAAAGGACACATCACACACTTTGGACATGAGAAAGTATCTGCTTCATTAGTAAAGAAGTATAAAAAGTTTATAGAATCGGTTGATGGTAATGCAGCAAATGTATATTACATTGTTAAAAACCACATGAGATACAAACAACTATCTGATATGAGACCTGTAAAACAAGATAAGTTAAAATCATTCAGAGCATTTGATAAATTAGGTAAATTTTCAAAACATGATAAAGGTGGGTTGGGTGAATCTAAAGAAAACGAAAATATGGATAGTATAGAACAGTTAATAAGTGATATTGATAATAAGTTAGTTGAAATGTTTTTACCAAACACCAAAACACCACAACAACTAATCAATGAAAACATAAATGAAACTAAATTACTTCAAGAAGGTGGTGCGTATGGGCATATGTCTCATCCATTTGATACTGATATCAATTTAACCTTTGGACAACTTAAAGATATAGTAAATCGTGCCTTAGAGGGTACATTAGAATTCACACGAGAAAAAACAGATGGTCAAGCATTGGCTATTTCATGGAGAGATGGAAGATTAGTAGCAGCTCGTAATAAAGGACACTTAAAGAACAAAGGTGAGAATGCTTTAGATATTAAAGCAGTTGCTGATAAATTTGCTGGTAGAGGTGAATTAGAAAAAGCTTATAACTTTGCAATGAAAGACCTTTCAGATTCTATAAAATCATTATCCGAAAAACAAAGAGATAAAGTATTCAAACAAGGAGCATGTTTCATGAACCTTGAAGTAATTTATCCAACATCAGTTAATGTTATTCCTTATGGACAAGCATTATTGGTATTCCATGGAACTATGGAATTTAATATGGATGGAATTGCAATTGGTGAGAATGGTGATGCAGCAAGAGTACTAGCTGGTATGATTAAACAAGTTAATAAGGATGTACAAGATAATTATACAATCCAAGGACCACCTGTAATCAAATTACCCAAATCACAGAACTTAAACAAGAGTAAATCTAAATATTCATCACAGATATCTAAATTACAGAAAGAATTTAGTTTAAAAGATACTGATGGTGTTGCAAACTATCACCAAGCATGGTGGGAACAATGGGTAGATAAGAATTCACCTACATCACTTGATAACAAAACCAAAATGGGATTAGTTAAGAGATGGGCATTCATGGAAAAGGGTTTTAGATTAGATAAAAAGAACTTTAATGATGAAAAAACATTAGAGTGGGCTAAGAAAACAGATAAAGAAGACCAAAAGAAGATTGGTAAAACCAACTTAATGAAGTTCGAAGAGATATTCTTAGGATTGGGAGCTGAAGTATTAGAATTTACTTCATCTGCACTTACAGTTAACCCTGATAAAGCCGTTCGTGATATGAAAAAACGAATTGATAAGACAATTAAAGATGTTAAGAAATCAGGTGACCCAAAAAAGATTGAAAAGCTTAAATTAGAACTTGGTAGATTACAATCAATCGGTGGTTCTAAGAAAATTGTACCAAATGAGGGAATTGTATTCGTATATAATGGTAGTACATTTAAGTTAACAGGAACGTTTGCATCTGTAAATCAAATACTCGGTATTTTCTTCTAAAAATAACGGTTTCTCTATTTTTATATATTTATATACAACAATATAACCTAATGTGTAATAATGGGAAAAGAATTTAAGAAAAAATATATGCACCCAACTCGTAGAAAGTTGATGGACATGGTGCAAACTGGTGAATATGCTAAAAATACAACCGTTGGTTATGATAAAGCAGATATCTCTCATAATGTGGGTGATGTTTGGGAAGATGATAATCATAAATTCGAAAAGAAAGAAGGATATACAGTAAAAACAGGTAAGAACCATGATGCTTTCCAAAAGATACGAAAATATCTTCAAGAAAAGAATAGCTGCAAGAATCCTACTTGTAAGACAATTAAAAAAACCAATAACGATATACAATTTATTCAAAACGGAGGTTTTTGTATGGGTTGTACTACTGAAAGAGAAACTATACTTAGAGTAGATGGCATGTTTGCTCCATTTCAGAATTATAAAGTTTGGACTAAGATGATTGTTTATGGAAAACAAAAATTAGAAGAACTAAAACATTCTCTTACTGAAGTTAAAGAAGAATATGAGTATGTTAACGAAGATGGAACTGTTGAGAAGTGGAAATTGCCAAAATCAATAGATGAAGTAAAAGCCGAGATACAGGAAATGATTGATATCGGTACTAAGGAAATAGAAGAACTAGAGGCAAATAGATTATCAGCCTTTGACGAATTGAGGGAAAAGAATTATGAGCATTATCTTTAAAATTTTACAAAAATACTTTAAAGAAGTATTAATTATTGGATTGGTAGGAATCATCTTATTGATGAGAACTTGTAGTGGTGAT